TTTCAATTTTAGATAAACGATTTAATAATTGTTGATTGTTCATATTGTTTATTCCTCCTTATATTACAAGTTTAAATTTGAGAATACTGATTTTTTTATTGGTTGTTGTCCTGGTGTAACTTCTTCATCTGGATCTAAACCTTTACGGATAGAAGCAGCATTTTCGATATTTTCAAGCCGCTTTGTAATTGGCTCTAATGCTTTTTGGATAACTGCTGCAGCTTTTTCTTCTTCTGTTTGCTCTTCTGGCGTCGGCTCTACCTCTTCACCATTCACCTGCTTTTCAATCTTTTCTAACTTAGTAGCTAGTGGCTCTACTGCTTGTTTAACAATCTCTGCAATATCTTCTGCTTTCATTTCGTCTTCCTCCTGTGGTGAAGCAGCTTCTTTTATTTCACTAATTAAAGCTAATGCTTCATCTAATTTTTCATGATTCTTTTGGGATAATACTTTCCCAGCTTTTTTAATACTTTCTAATACAATGTTTTCTGCTTGTGCACTATCTTCTGATTTTGCGATGGTATAACCGCCTTTAATAGAAGAAAGTATATCCTTCATATCATCAAGAGCAGTTGCCATACGGTCAATATCGGGATTGCTTTCCCAAATCTCCCAATAGAACACATCTTCAAATAAATTAAAGACAGCCCGTAAATCACGCTTTTGTTTTTCATCAATAAAGCGATCTTTTACTTCGCCTTTTGCGATTTTATGAGTTTCACCTTTTACGAAATCTAACATTTTTCGAATAATGCCTTTATCTTCATGAGTAAAATCATCAGTCTTGGCAATTTCTACACGTTCACCAAATCCACCCATAGAAAAACCAGTGACTTCACCTTTTTTAATTTCTTCCCAAGTGTCTGCATCATCAACACGAACCGTCATAAGCCATGTTCCTGCTTGTACTTCTTGTTCACCTACTGTCATATCACTTTTAGCAATCCAGTTTTCAACAACTGTTCCTTTACCAGCGATTTCATCATGTTGCTTGTCGATGTGTTGGTAATTTTCCATAAAGGTATAAGCAGCCTTTTCTATTTCTTCTGCGGTCATTTTATCCCCATGTGAATCTTCTACATCTGGTTCATATACCACACCTGTGACAAGCTGCTTCTCTTCCTCTGTTTTAAGGATTGGAACTTGTTTTGATATATTTGGTTGTTTAGCAGATTCGCTTTTCATAATGGCGAATTGACGACCATTAGCACCCTTTGTAACTAATGAAACATAGCTGATATTGGCGTTTTTTAGTTCGTATCCCATCGTTTTACCTCCTTCCCTATAAATATTGGGGTTCCACTGTCAAAACGCATAATAGCCAATTTAAAGCTGCATACGTTTTGACGATGAAACCCCAATTAAATAGGTGTATTTTATTACTCTTCTGAAATCATAGTGCAGCGACAATGTGGATGAGCTGGCGGGCACATCTTTCCGTTGCTAAATAAATCATCAATATCTACCGTTTCGCCATGTAAACCGCCACATTCTTTACAAACACGCTCATCGTTTCCTGTAAGCCATGTTTTCTTATTTCTATTTGCACCCTTATAAGCAATTAAATTGCCGTAATTCATTGCATATGTTGTTTCTGTGCGCGCAATCATCATTGCTCTATAGTTACTTGCTTCTGACATCACATCTGCAATAGAAACACTTAATGCATCGACACCCATTCCTTCACTAAGATTCTTTAGCATTGTTTCCCTTAATCTATCTTTAGTGGTTTCATGGATTCCTTTTGCTAATTCAAAAGCGTAAGTAGCTACCCATTTTGCAGCAACGTCACCAATTGGATCTAATACCATCCAGGTTAAACCATTAGAAGCTATAGTACTCTGTACAAACTCTGTTACATCATCCTGTAGTGTGTCCGTGACTTCATCGACAAACATTTGTCGTTCCTCATCCCAATCAACACTATCCAGAAATTCATCAACTTCTGCTTCTGCAATTACAAGATCAATCTCTTCATTTGCTTTATTAATACGAATTACGGGAAGCAGGTTTAAGAGCCGTTTTCCCTGCTCTGAAAAAAATCAGCTACCTTCTTTTGCATAGTTTTCTCTATTTCTTCATGCTTTTCCCTAAATGCATTAATAGCAATTAAGTTATCTTGCTCATTATCTGCAGCTTTTGCGATTGGTTCTATTTGAGAAACGGATGGACCACCTTCAAAGAATGTATCTCCATCTGCTACAGGTTCATAACCTACTACTTTACGAGATTCATTGCGTGTTAATATACGTTTCTCATATCCATCTGCCGCATATTGCATATCAGCTTCACGATCATCTGTATCAATTTCGTTTAATTTGAAATGCCAATCTAGTCCACCGAGTATTTCACCAAATACACGGAACAATTGATAGTTTAATCGATGTTCTAATATTCCTTGTCCAGGCTCAATAATAGAACGCTTGTACATCTCGTTCATTTCTTTAGCGGTCGTTTGTCCTAATGAGCCTGTCATAGCCCAACCGATACGATAAGGCGGCACACGATGAGCCACACATATCTCCATTGCGCTATCCTGCTTATATAAACGAAAACTGCCTTCTTTTACATCTGGACTAACTTTTTCTAATCTAGCTTTTGCCCCTGGCGGTACAGGGACAACGGCCAATTTATGATGTTCTCCTTTTGTTTCTGCAGAGAAGAATGCTTTTAGTTCATTTTCCGTTCCATCATCTATTTCATCAACGCCCTCAAGAAATAGCAGAGCATCCGGAATTGTCTTTCCTGTAAAGAAGTTAATATTGTAATCTCTTACTGCTTGAGATCCAACTATCGAGCCGATAGAACTAACATAATTAGGTATCCCATAATAAGAAGAACGAGAACCAAATTTACGAATAACAATTACTTCTCCAGCTTTTTCTGTTCCGCTTTCTGCAACATCCTCTGCATTTATCGCCCTACCATCAGCAAGACAGAAATCATCGGGATAATTGAACTTTTTAAACCATCGTTCTTTGTTATTTACAATTTGAGCAAATCGGACTTTATCCTTATGAGCACGAACCGTATGCGCCGGAATATGGTACAGTTCCGATGGTTCGTTTTTTTGATTCCGAACAACTTCGATAATCCCCCAGCCAACAGTTTCATAATCATCCCATACAGCTCTAAGAATTTCTGAGCTCGTCATTTCTGGATTACAATTCCGCATAAATTCTTTTAACCTTTTATATTGCTCCTGGTTCGCTTCTTTCACTTCTTCAAAAGGAGCAAAGTCGAAACCAACACCTGCAATATCATCGACTTTTGCGCTAATACAAGCAGAATGGATTGGATTACTTTCCTTTATTTCCAACAGCACCGACATATCATAAGGTGGTTTAACCAACCCTTTATCGCCATATATTTGCGCGAATGGATCTACAGTCATTTGCTTACTGTTGTCTTCCCTATTTTTTGGGTCATCTGCTGCTTTATTAATACCAAATACTTTTACATTCTTAATGGTTTTCTTGTTGCTCATATCGTTTGTGTGTCCTCCTTTCTTCTATTAATAGAGAGCAAAAGAAATAGCCGAACAATAAATGTCCGACTACACTCTTTTAACCTTCCCACCCATAACTACTTTCGGTTTATAGAAGGCTAGAACTATAGCATCTGCTCTATCGGGTGATTGCAATCCGCGTTTCTTCATTTCTTCTTTTCGCTCTAATGCAATCTTACCTCTACTTGTTATTCTGTATTTACGGCTAGAAAATTGAGAAATCATTTTTTCATCATTTGGAATTTCCATTGTAGGTTCTTCACCCTGTATAAATGCTTTCATATTCTCTTCAAGTAAATCTCTTACAACGGCCCAACCTTCTGTACCTGCATTATCATAATGCTCATCATCAAGCGGCTTCCCGTTATTCACAACCGGATATACTTTGAATGGTAATCGTTCAGATTTAATAACTTCTTTCAATCTGTCCGTAACACCACCACCAACACCACTATCATCGACTTTTATATCCACTCTTTTTAACTGCTTGTACTTTGCCATGTATTCCTTAGCTAATTTCAATACATGACCAGCAGTTTCCATTGTATCTTGTTTATAGTGGTTTAATAATTTAAAGACTTTATTCCCTATCCTTGGAGCAATTACAGTTTCATCATCACCAAATCGCGCAACGTCAACACCTAAGTCAAGTGTTTCACCAGTCGGCTCCACTTTACAAGATGCTGCTTGCTCTACAATTTCTAGTGGAATAAAAGCGTCTGCTTCCGCTTTAGGAAATTCACCAAGTACACGTACACGCCAAACATCTGAACCCTCACCATATTTCTTTTTCAATACTTCTATATTGTCTTTACTGGTTCGAGGGCTGTCTAAGCTAGAGACTTTATGTATTTTATATAAATCTCTGTCACGATTATGAGAATCATAAAATACACCGCTTGTTCTTGTTGGGTTTCCACATAAAAACAATTTATTTTCTGCACCAGATAAAGTACCGAGTATGGCTTCCATAATAGGATCTGCTATACCAGAAGCTTCATCGCATACAAATAACATATAGTCTTCGTGAAAACCTTGCATATTCTCCGGCTTAGTTGCTGTTCTAGCAGTAGCAAACCAACGTTCTTCACTACCAATCATGTATACTCGTGTTTTAGTCCATTTAAGAAGATTTTTAACTGCACTTCCTTCTAACCATTTGGCTATTTCGGCCCAAAGTACAGTAAATAACTGTTCCTTTGTAGGAGCTGTACAAATAACTTTTGGATTCGGCCTACAGCAGAGGAACCAGATAACAACAACTGACTCAAGACCTGTTTTACCAACCCCTTGGCCAGAACGCACTGAAACCTTTGGACTTTGTGCCAAATCCATAAGAACTTTTCTCTGCCATTCATCCGGATAAAAACCCAGCATATCCTCGGCAAACGCAACCGGATCATCCCAATAAACATCGATAATCTCCATAAATTCACTAAAAGCCGTATTACTCATTAGCTTCAGCTTCCTTTTGTTTTCGTCTGCGCTCTGCTATCTTCATAAGAGACTCTTTCCAGTCTTCTGTATTCTGATTCGTATCACCATCAACTTTAATTGCAGCGATCTCTTTCTTGAGTTTCTCAATTCGTAGTTTTTGTTCTTCTGTATTAGCTAATCTATCGTATTTTTCAATTAGATTTACTAGCGTTGACATTGCTTTCGATTGAGCATTTAAGAAACTGGCCTGCTTATCCCAAGCAAATTGAATTTCCCACTCTTCCTCATAGCCGCTTTCCGTAAGTTTATTTTTCCGCAGTTCTTTGGTCATGTCTTCGTTGTCTTTAACAAACATAATACGTTGAGCATGAATGATTTGAGTGTACTGCAGCATAATACTATCCCAAATGATTGTTAAGGAATCGTTGTTAACTGCTTCTTTTAATTCTTCTTTTAAATCATATATTTCTTGCGGTAAGTACTTTCTATATAAACCATGAGTAGCAGCATTACCATTACGTAGTGGAGCAGCGCCACCGGAATTACCGACAGCATTTTTATTACCCTTGGGTGCTCCACCACGATTGTTTACAGCATTCTTATTACCTTTGGGTGCTCCTGGTTTCTTTTTGGAGTACTCCGTATCTTTCTTTGGAGTACTCCGTTCATTTTTATGGAGTACTCCATTTAATTTGTCTATCCATCCATCTTTAGATTTCCATCCTCCAACCGTTTTTTCACTTACAGTTTTTTCGGATGTAGACAACAATTCAGCAATTTTACGATTCGTAATATCACCATCATGTTCTTTAAATATTTCATACGCTTTGTTACGGTCTGGACTTCGTTGTCTGGCCATAATTACATAACACCTGCCCCCTTATCCAATTGTTTGCACTTCCTTCTCTAAACACTCAATGCATATATGAGCATTATCCGTATTTGCTTCACGGAGATATGTTTTATCAAAATGAGTAATAGTTAATGGCATTTTTAATGTCCACATGCACGGCTCATTACAAACAGAGCATGTAGGAACGTTTATAGTTTCTTCTTCCATTTACACCACCTCACGCTAATCGCTTCACAAAATAAAAAAGCAGCGAATTCGCTACTTTAAATTTTTCGTATTTTTTTCTTCTTCATTTATGTATCTATATAAAGTTGCCCTTGAAACATTGAACATCTTACAGACATCAACTTTAGGTAACCCTTGTTCAACCATTTTTAGCATACCCTCTATCTGTTCCGGAGTATGAGCACGTTTGCGACCACCTTGTTTTCCTCGTTCTTTTGCAGCAGCTACACCACTAACAACGCGTTCATTAATAACCTCGCGTTCCATTTCAGCCATTGCACCAAATATATGAAATAAAAACCTTCCCATTGTTGTAGATGTATCAATACCATCTTTAATAGAAACAAAGTGAATTTCCTTATCATTAAATTCTTGCAATAAATTAACTAACTGGTGCATGGTTCTTCCTAAACGATCTAACTTGTAAACAACCAATGTATCACCTTTACGAAGTTTGCCAAGTAATAATTGAAGCTCTTTTCTGTCCTTTTTCGCTCCACTTTCTTTTTCTGTAACTATTTCTTCACAACCATAACGGTTTAATTCATCCAATTGCATATCTAAATTTTGTTTTTTAGTAGAAACCCTAGCATATCCGAATATCATGCACCATCATCCCTTGTTATTTGATATAAAAAGTGTATCAAATTCCTGTATCAAAATCAATTATTAATTGAGACATAGTTTTGATACATTTGTTATACCATTTTTATAGGTTTTAAGGCCCATATATTCAGTGTCTCATAATGTTTTGTTTTTGAGACACTAGTTTTCGGACAAAATAAGTTGCAATCCACTTGTCATCCCTTTAATTAGTTCAGATTCCTTTTCGTTAGATTGGGCTAATAATTTATCGATTACCTTCTGATCTGAATAAGCTAGTAAAAAAGTAGATATATAAGCTAGTGCATTTACGTATTCTGTAGCATCTTTACTTTCGTTATTTGCATGAGCAGTATAATGTACATTTGGCACTATCATCACCTCTTACAATATTTGGTTTGTGTTGAGTTTGTTTCGTTTTTACATGCACACTTGAACCACTCTTCAAACCGCTCTCTATTTATCACCCAGGTTCCGCCAATCTTTTTAGATTCAATAGCACCTGCTGCACATAGATTCTTTATATGACCAGGAGAAAGGCCGCTAATAAGATGAGCATCATTAACGCCAATAACATTATCTAATACTGCATATGGTTTCAAATTAACATCTTCCCATTTAACACCATACATCCCTATACCAAATTCATTCATTGTTGTTTTATCTGCTATTCTCTCTAAACGATCCAATACAATAGCATTCATTAACTCCCATGTAACTGCACCAGATAAAACCCGTGTTTTTAATTCTGTTGTTAAATCATTTAATAATTCTACTTCCATATGTATCACCTCATGTATAAAACTACTAAATTTAGTTAATAACGATAGTATGCAAAGTAGGAAAAAAGGTTGGCGCCGTAAAATATCCTTTGCGTGTTTCTGAAACGCTCACGAATAAAGAGCGCGCTCTGAAAGTAACATGTGAATATGTACATAACAGATCCGGAGTTTGGATGTTATTGCCCAACGGAAACGATTTTAAAATCAAAGCCGTCGTTGGGCTATTCGTGTTTTCTATTTCATTAAGTGCAACACGTTTGCGCTTACCTTCCCTTAACAGCAAATAAGATGCTACAAAAATAACCGCTGCACAAATGGTATACCTATTTAGATATCAAATTCACTGTTATTTATGTTTAATATGTAATTTCTATATAACAAAGAAAAAAGCACCCATTACGGCTGCTACTCTTTAATTAATACCTTTCTTGGTGTACTTCCTTCATACGGACCAATGACTCCATTTTCTTCAAGACGATCAATAATCTTGGCTGCACTCGTATAACCAATTCTAAATCTACGCTGCAGCATTGTTACTGACGCAGCTTGCATTGCTATTACACATTGCCTTGCTTCCTCATAATGTTTATCTGCAATCTCATCACTTAAATATTTTCCTGACATATAAATTTCCACCTTTCAAATAAATATATAATTAGAATTTATATTCCTCTCATAGCCACCGCACTCTTACATTTTTTAAATTTGACTACGCGCCTTACGTCGGTGGCTATGAGAGAAGCAAAAGTTCTCCCAGGAATTTTTTAATTTTATATCGGGCCATTTCCGTACCCCTTTAAATTGACACCCTATTAGTAGGCACAGGTATCAACTTAAAGGAGAACAGAAGCTCTCCTCCGTTTAGACCATTTAAATTAATGAAGTTTTGAAGACTATTACATTTGCGTATTGAAATCAAGAACTACATACAAAGCGAGGTACGCAACTCCTTACTCGTATGTTTAGTAAAATCCTCTTGCAGATAAGGAAGAGCAACGCTATATGTTCACTCATCACCTAACTACAAGAGCTGGTTTCGGCCTCTCATATATAGGGGGCATTCTGACGACAAATTTCGACATTTTTTTCAAAGAGAATTTATTATGGGAATGCATTATTAAAAAAAGGGTGGCTGTTACAAATGTGGAGAAATATAGAAAATCACTGAAAATGATTGCACTTTGAGTTAACATAGTATTAAGGTAACTTTCCTAAGTAAGTATTTAAGGGGTGAATAATTTGAGTTTCAAATATAAGAGACCGTTAATTTTTATAGTCCTACTGTATATTCTATTGCTAGCTTTTAACTATGCAAATCATAATCAATTTAATTGGTTTGAAAACCTTATAAAAACACTATTTATAGTAGTGTTTTTTGAAATTATGATGTGGTTATTTTCTTCAAAAAAAACAACCTCTAGAAAATAAGAGGTTGTTTTTTATCACTCACCAAGTTTTACCAGTCCAGCCTTCTTCTTCATATAAACATGAACCATAATACCATGCAAGTTGACCAGCTAAACTAACTAAATTACCTTTGACGCCTAATTTTATCATTTTTCTAGCTGCTAATTGATATTCTTTGTTAGTAATATTAGCAATAATAGAACCTAAAAAACCTACTGATAGAACTTCTACATAATTTGCTATAAGTTTTCTTTCTATACATCTATCTACAGCTTCTGTTTCTTGTTTGAATGGATCTTCATAGCCAGGCGGTGTATTTACACGTTGGATTTCTTGTCTCAATTGTTCTAATTCTTCAGTTTTACCATATTTGTTTTCTATCATATCAATATCAATATCTACTATTCTTCCGTGTTTATCTTTAACTGCAGCCTCTTCCATAACAAACTTCAATTGAGCAGCTACTTCTTGTACTAATTTTTCTTCTTCACTATTAATCTCTTGAGCTTTGGAGATTCCAGCGAAAGAAGTTGTAAACAAAGCGAGTACAAGAGCCATCGATACAATATTTCTTAATACAGTCTTCATTTTTAATCCCATCCCTTTTCCTTATTTATGCTTTTTTACCGGTATTTTCTAGCACAACTCCATCTTAATACATAAAGCTATAAAAATATATACCCTTCAGAAAGTGGAAAAACAATGAAATCCAACGATTATTACCTTTAAAACAGCGGTTTCAAGATATTTACAATTTAATAATTTTAATATTCTGCATTTTATTTATCAATTTAATTACGGATACAGATATAATATTAGATGGTAAATTAACTGTCTTTAAGAGCACAATTTTTTTTGGCCCCTATCTTATACAAAATAGACTTCCACTCATTCTCTCACCAATCTTTTTATCCGCTCGTTTTAAATATTCTTGAACAGTAGTTCTTTGCAATTTTAAATAATTGGAAATTTTATCTTGCGTAAATCCATACCCTCTAGACATTATATATATTTCCTTTTCTCTTTCTGTTAGAGTTGATAATGCATCTTCTAGCTGTATACGATCCCATTCAGAAATAACACTCTCTTTCACTTCTGTATCCCATTCATACACGGGCATTATGGTACTACGTACATACCTTTGCATTAATAAAGGATCACATGGCTTCTCGCGCTCATATGCAGCCCTACGTTCAATCCCTCTTGTTTTACCTGGCTGTTTTGCAGTACGCATCCATTCCAGAGCATAATTTATATCACTAATCATTTCATTAATTATACTTATATCCTTTTCTGTTGCGCCCACCTTAGATTCTTCTAATGTCTTTCTTGTTTTGGTATACTGCACCATTAAATCCTTCATACCAAGTTCCTCCTTTTATATAAAAAGAGGACGCTGAATTATATATAGGAAGAATTGCTTTCCTATGCATAATCAAACGCCCTCTAATTGTGGACTATTACTTGCATTATTTTTTATTTATCCTTTTAATACGGTATGTGAAATTTTTATCTTAGATTCCTCTTTTTTAATTGTTCACTTATATAACTCGGATCTCGTATACCAAGTTCTTTTGCTATCTGTACCTTTGTCATTCCCATTTCTAGCATTATTAATGTTTTCTCACATAATACATCCCATTCTGCTTTCGTTCTCCTTTTCGGCTTATCCCCTACATAGGTTCCTCCTAAAGTAGCACCTAATTTATTAACCTGTTTACCTATAACACAATTATGTAAACAATAACTAGCTTTATATTGATGCTCACATCCATTACAATGTTGGTCCTGTAAATTTATTATCTTTATACGTATGGCTCTTTTATTAATATCTTTCGTTTGTCCCATTAGCTACAAACCGGCCAATCTAATTTATCTACATGTACCAGGTAATCTACGAGAGCACGATCAGTTCTTTCTACTACATACGCATGTTTTTCAAATTCTTCCCTTGGAATGGATTTACGGCCACCATCATATAGCATAGCTTCATAGTATTCTGCCACTAATGAAACTGGAACGAAATAGATAATATGATCTGTTCTAAATTCTATTAAAAAGAAACAAATGGATCCATGCGCTTGTGTGTCATTTAAATAATCAATTTGGTGTCTACTTATATTATCTAATGGGAATCTTTTTGTTTCTTTAGTAGACTTCGCTTCGAAGTAAACCGCTCTTCCTTTATATACGCCATCGTAATCTACAGTAGATTTACTTCCCCATGCACTTTTGGTTATTTCACCTTTTTTATTCGTTTTTATAACTTTCACCGGTGTTGGACGTTTATTGAAGATACCTACATTCGCTGATTTGTACATGCGACAAGTAATGTTTAATAATTGTTCAAATGCCATCCCTCTATTTCCGTAACCCATGCTGCTTCCTCTCTTTCTCTCAAATAAGGACTTTGTTTAGCTCGCTAATCCGACCACAACACATGGCGTATCGTCTGACCAAACTGTTTCATTCTCCTTATAAATTTCCTCTAACGTTCTATAAACAGGGAACCCAATGCATTCCCACTCAATTTTTTCAGTTGGCTCCATTTCCTCAACTACAACATCATGAATATCTCCGTACTTCATAACATGCAATAAATAATACCCGACCGCTTCAAATCGATTCTTTGCTCTAATGACTTTAATATGTTCACCGAATGCAAACATGACTTTGTAAAAGTTCATTTGCGCTACCTGTATTTTTTCAATACATTCTACAATTCCGTCATAATAACTCTCTTCAACCAGAAGAGTTTTACCGATACCATCAATGTCCGCTTTCTCCCAAAGTGATTTATCTCCTTTTATGTCTTGCAACTTCATTTCTCATTCTCCTGTACTAATAAAATATCGTTTTGGTTTACTTTTCTTCTCCGTGTAAAAATCTCATACAAGTATTAATTGTGTGATGAAATACAATTAGATACGGAACTTCTATCTTTTTTTTATTTTTCACTAATTTTAAATTCATTAATTGCCCCATTAGCCATTCAGCTTTTTGTTCTCCTTTTTGATGAATCCCAACATGGATATTTTCTTTAATTCCATTTCTTTCACCGAATTGATATGCCGCTTCCAAACCAGGATCTCCACTATATTCCACTAGTCCAGTCATATAAGCTAGTTGCTCACGTCTAGTTTTCATTTATTCTCTCTCTCTTCCAAATAAGAATTTTGTTACATTTTTTCTAATGCTTCATCAATCACTTGTTTAATTTTCTTTTTACTTACTCCATTGTTAACGTCGTATTCAAAATTAAATCCACATTTACAAGTACGTTTGACTATATTGTCATCAACTTCTAATGTACCTTGACCATTACCAACAAATTGATTACCACAATTCGGACAGTCGTTAATAAGTGGCGATATTCTCAAAAAATCCATTGCGTTCATTTTTTATCTTCCTCCTTCTACCAAATAACTATTTTGTTAAGATTGCTTACCGATTTCTTTATCTAACCGTTGTTCAAAGATTTTTCGTTCTTCTGGTGATAAAGTTTCAAAGAACCATTTATCTGAAGCTAATACAGTAGTTGTTGTTCCATCGTCTTTTCTTACAGTCCTTAATACCCAGAACCCTTTCGGACGTTTATTGGACTGTTGATCCCAAAGTGTTTTGTTAACTTCCATTAGACCAGGACTAATTTTCCCATTAAGTTCAACATGCACAAAGGATGCACTGAAAGCACAAACGTTATCGCCATCTCTTTCCAAAACTTTGATGTCCATATGTTGATATTTATATTTATTACTACTCATAAGTGTTTTCTCTTTAATCACTTCAATCGCTCCCTTGTTTTCTATTCGAATAACGCTTTTATTCAGTTTTCTAATGCTGCACAAAGTACTTTGTAGCGAGTTCTTCCTTCTCTTTTTACTTTCTTCGTACCTTTGTAATTCTCACATGGTGGAATCATATGCACTCCACCATAATAGCCACTCTTATAAATACATTGGCACTCATGCAATACAGGATTTTCTATTCCTTTAGGAACTGATAGATACTTATTACGCTCACGTTGTGTATCTTTCCGTTTAATTGGGCAATCCTCTACTAACACATGCACATCTTCTGTACCATCTGTTCCAAATGCACAGCAACTCGAAATAATCTCTTTTTTCATCAACAGTGATAAATCATAATTAGATTCAATAAACTTCATGCATAATTTTCTATTCGCATCGTTTCCTAAGCGATCGTAAATCAGTAACATTTCTTTTTTTGTGAAGTTTGTCCCTAATAACTGATTAAAGCTTTTCAGGATTTTTCTAGACTTATAATCACTCAAACTTTTACTAATTGGTCTTGATAACCATGCGAACATCTTGCATAGAAAATCCAAATGATTTTCTACGTCCTCTAATCTGAAAGAAAGGTTGCTTCTAGGATCAAATATTAATTCGTTACTACTATTTACAAAAGCCTTTGGGAAGCATCCCTGTGTCTTTTTCACTAAGCTTTGTACCTCTTCATTCATTTCTCGTTCCCCATTTCTTAATAAAATTCACATTTGATAATATTTTTGTTTAGCACCGTGCACTATAGCAGCACGATACAAAAAGTTCCTAACAATATATAAAGCTTCATGTTCATCTTTTGCATTTATATCTACATTTAGCGTCCCTTCCATTGGCGGTAGTTCATAAGTAACAACAAATGTATACATATCAATATCCGCTCGCTTGGCGTTCAAAGTTTTCCTTATTCTTCTCCTTGTAGGCCTGTACAACATCTTCAAATTTATAACCGTATAAATAGCAAAGACGGAAGAAAATACCGAACGCTTTATGTAAATGGGTTAATGCTACACTTAAATTTCTAAATTCACACCATGCACGTTTAGCTGATAATATATCCTGCATATACCATTCAAAAAGCCTGTTTACATTCAACACGTTTTTCTTCATGATGTATTGTTTCGAAAATCCAGATACGAGTTTTCTTTTTAATGTATGACGATCTAATTCAATTACGATGTTCATTAGAAAGTGGAATCCATCAACTAACTCTTCCAATAGACCATCCTTTGGCGTTCCAAATCCTGTGCTCCACATTTTAAAGGCCCTTGTTTCGTTCCAGGCTTCACCAATTTCGACTATTAACCCGCGGAACAGCATATCTAACTTATCGTTACCCTTATATCCGATTCGCTTATCTAGTTCTTTCTGCATTTCGAACAACTCTGTAATATCAAAAGTCTGCTGCGTTTCTTCTGGAGTAATTACATATAGGTTTGTTGTGTGTCTCATAATGCATAAGCTCCTTTACGATAGTCTTTAATAATTTCACCTTTTTCATTGAAGTAAACAATTTCCCAATGTGGATTAAATCTAAATTTATGAGGGTTATCATCTAATACAATAAACAAATCATTTTTACAATTCCCGACGATCGTCCCTGGTTTTCCCTGCACTTCGACACGCATTCCACGTTTTGCGAATGGGATTCTTCTAAAGTTACACATCTTCCGGAATGGCTCTTCTTTACCGAATAGGGTTGCTATATCAACTACCCCTTTATATTCACATGTGATAAATGGTTCAAACTGTTCGAATGGCATATTGATAAAACCTTGCTTTTTAATTTGTTTGTAAAAATGATATTTCGCCATCTTTTCATTTTCTTTTACTACAATGTGATTACAACGCCAGTGAGGAAATACTGTTGAAATGTGATACTTATATGTAGATTTCATCGTTCTCCCTCCTGGCTAACTAATGAAACTTTTGACCATTCAAGAATTGGACTTTCTTCCACTCTTTTCTCTGGTTCCAATAGGAATCGTGCGGATTCATTACAATTTGTACATGTAACTTGAATTTCTTTTTCTGTTGTTTGGACCATAACGCCCTGGATTCCGTTATCCTTTGTAGTAATAATAGGAAGTACTGCAGCATTCCCCATTTCTTGTTCTGTTTTATCTAGCTCCGCTACTACATTCATTCCACAATTACATAAGATTTCAAATTTCATGATTCCATTCTCCTTTAACCGTTTTATGATCGTTATAACGAGTAAGACCGCCAATTCTAGCTCGTCCAATTCCCACAACTGGCGGTCCTTTGTCCTATAACACTCTAAAGCTATTAACTTTCCAATCAATTTTTCTCTACGCAATATCTTGTTTCACCTTTTAAATTTCCAATATTCCAAAAACGTTAAATGCACTCTTTATCGGTTCAGCCTGCAGCATCTTCTGCAAAGAATAGTACTTCTAGTTCTTGTGGTTCAATATCTAATCTTTTACCAGAGTTAATAATGAACACTGAAACTACGCCTGTATCCTGGTTTTGGTGCAATACTGTCAGAGCATTCAAATCATCGGTAACAAAGTCACCAGAATGAAACTCATTTTCTTTTCTTCCTTTCTTAGCAAAGACTCTGCGACGCTCTTCCCAATATTGTTCATCTTCTGTTGCTAGACGGCAGTGATCTGCGTATTGCCAACCTTTATCACCAGCAGTCATTACACTACGATTCCCCCAAATACCTAGAATCTTAATACGTCCTGATTTTTGCTCTACATCCATACACTTTACTTCCGCAAACATTTTGCAATCGTTATTTTCATACACTACCCAGTCACCCACCTCGAATGGCGTTTTGATAAACTGCGGTACTGGTACAATAACTGCTACAATTTTCATCTTTAACCCTCCAAATATTTAGTTACATATTGCGGTTTAAATCCGCTATCAAAATAAATTCGTAATGGCTGCGGTTCCTGCGATTCCCTCGCAGCTTTGCAAATCTCTTCTGCTTCGTCCCAAAAGAAACTTTTATCTTGCGCCCGTCTATACCGCCATAACGCTGTTACATAGTCGATATACATATCAAAGTGATTATCCTGCTTTACAGAGCGTGGCAGTTCGTCTGCACTCCATACATCACACGGAATAATAGCAAGCACATCAGCGAATCCTACACGTCCTGGCAAGTGCTTCGCTTTAGCATTTCTTATATCAAACGGCTGCGCCTGTTCCCTAGAATCTATAACTTTTTTGTTTTTTATTGCTGCATTTGTATTTGTGAGATCATCCAGCAAGAATGTCAGTTGTTCCGTCATCGTGAACACCTTCTTCTAACTGCAGCGTGTATACAAGCCCTCTATCTAGTAACGCACCAATAACTGCATTCATCCATAAATGTGTGCCAATCTTTTTTTGTAAGTATTGTAGAATTGATACAATTTCACTTGTAGAAAGCGATACAAATTCACCTAGCTTTTCTTGATTAAATTTCCCTCCACGTTTTTCAATTACCAAAGCTAGTTCTTTTTCCTCCGCGTATCTCTCCGCTTTTATTAAATCAAAGTCCCTTACTTTATCCATACCGTACTCTTTAATAAGCAGCTTTAACATATCTTGAATTACGTTAGTCTCAACCACTTTTAATTTAAGCTCCACTTCACCACGACAAGACTTGCAAAGCGTTTTCTCGCAGCCCTCAATGTACATATTTTTTACATCAGCAGTTGGGATTACTGCACTACAGATATCACACCATTCACTATTGTCGTACAACAAATCATTCATTACTTTCAGCTCCCTGCTTTATAGTTTTTAATTAATCTATTTATCTTTATATTTTTATAAATGCACATTTTTTTGGCCGCTAGTGCATTTATCATGTTATAATTGCAAATGTAAATTTATTTTTAAATCCAAATCTATATCTACCTTTAACTTTTTGAGTATCCATCAATATGATGGATCTTTTTTTATGCGTTTTTCCTTATTTTCTCTACTACTTTTGGATTACCGCCTAGCGATTCCAGGCGATTCGCTACCTCAAGCACCTTTTTTTGTTCTTCATCTCTAATGTATTTATCTTTTTTCTGTTTTTGCATGTACATTTCAATTAGTTCTTTTTCAACTGCAACAGCTTCTTCTTTTTGCTTATTACTTAATTCCTTTAATTCCAATGCAGTTGTTACCTCACGATTATTCATCGCTCTATTACTCTGTTGTTCTAACATTTTTTGATTCTTCATATATTCACGTAGCTGACTCTCTAAAGCCCCAGCTCTTTGTATATGCTCTGGAAGTACCCTATCGGCTAATCCCATCTATTTCACCTCAATTCCAGCCACACCGCTAAAGGTGCAGCTGAAAGTTATATAAATTGCTATTAAGCAATGATAAATACTTTTTTGTTTTCAATTTCGTCTGCTAGTTTCTCAACTAAATAGTCTTTGATGTTCCCAATCGCTTCTAGCTTCCAAGCGCCGCCATCTGCTTCATGGATTGAACAGTTAGGACCTTTCTCCATACGGAATACAAACTCACTTTCTGGTTGCTCTACCTCTGTAAATGTACGATATGGTTTAAGTGAAACTGGATTAGGAACATCAACTTCTCCAACTGCTGCTACACCCACCTTAGCCACTACACTTTGCGATATTCCAGTATCACCATATGTCTTAACATCTTCTTCTGTTATATTCCCTACGACTTTTAACATGACATCACGATCATCATTTTTAACAAACGCTGCTTGAAGACTAATAATAAATTTCTCTACCTTGTACCAATGTCCAAAATTAAAATCTGGTATAAGCGCTTCTGCTCTTACTAGTGTGCTGCGATTGTAATTCCCATTAATAGCAGTAAAGCATGTTACTGATGTTGGATTAGCAACATGGATCATTAGTGGTTCCTCTAAATCAAAACCTGATTTCACATAATCAACTAATCCAGATAAGCTACGAACAATAAATGAATTTGCTGTTGGTTCTTCTACTACATGCAATCGCTGCGTTGAAAATGTTTGTCCATCAATATCGTGTGTTTCTACATTTCCTAATCCAACTACGTATTCTAAAGCGTCTTTTTCAATCATTTTAATTTCCCCTTTACGATTTATTAGTTAGTTTTTTGTTTACGCCAATCTACAATTTGAGTTGGCCCCGTTTCTATTGGTGTTTCTTTTGTCGTTTCCTCTGCAACCACTTTTTCACCTACATCATTAGCCACATCCCCATCACCATCTATGTACATTTGACCTTTTACACCAGAATATAGTTCTCTTCCAACAACATCGCCACCGTTATCTCTACCAACTATGAAAGTAGATTCAACTTCTTTTGCAGGTACAAGTTTCGATGAGACTTTAGAAGTGCAATCCCATATTTCACGCTTTTTATTCCCTTTAAAAGTAAGTGTTAATGTAATTGATCTTGCTTTTGTAGGATCCGTATTTGGATCGGCCATGTTTTTCAATACACGTTGAAACTCTGCATCAACTTTTTCTGCAACTGCACCATCTGCTAAACTGTTTAAATCAATATTCACTTGTAAAACCTCCCTATTGTATTTAAGTTTTTTATACTAAACGTGGACGCCAAACTTTGATGTACTCTATAACTTCATCAAAGTCCTTCTGACGTACATTGTGATAACTACTTACAGCGAACGAAGCATAAATATCTTTCCAGAGTGCAGAAAATACTTTTCGTTTGGTATCATGAATATTCTTATTTACTATCCCATCATCCCAAACCTTATAGACTCTACGGTTAACCGCATTCCTAATAGCTAATTGCTGGCTATAATCAACAGTCATTCGTTCATTTAAATCCACTTTAATTTGCTGCACTTCTGTTTTGATTTGAGATAAGTCTTCTTCATGAGCAAGCGCTAATTTCATAGTTGCTATGTACTGTTCACGAGAGGAAGGAAGCGCGTCTACTTGTTGTATTTTTAATTGCTCTTCCATTCGATTGAACTCATTTATAAATTGCTCTTTAAATTCAGCAGCTTTGCTTCCTGTAAAACCTGTAACTAAGAAAACTAATCCATCTTGTCTTATTAGATATTTTTTATTTTGCTTTCCACTTAAATCTGTATAATCACTCAACGCAAAATTTCGTTGAGTGAAGTCTATGCTACATTGCAATTTTTCAATGGAGCGAATTACATCGGCATGACGTTTATCAAAAACCTTTGCAATTGTGAGACTATCAGTAACAACTGTATTCCCCTCCACAAAAACCAGGTGATTAACTGATTTTTGTGCAACCAACAATTGACTCATTGCATTAACCTCCAAATGTCGAAAGTTTGTAAAATGTGAACTTTTGCTTCAAAAAAATAAATCGATAAAGTTCGATTTTCGCTAACTTGTTATAATATCATTCTTCTTGTTTCATTAATTCATGCATTGGTAAATCAAAAACTTCTGACATTGCAATCAGTGCTTTTCTACCAGGCTCTCCTTTACCACTTACATACAAAGAAACCGTTGAGGGAGCTCGATTTATCGCTTGTGCGAATTCTATTTGTTTCATGTTTTTATTCCTAAGCAAAGATGACAATTTAGCGTTGTCAAATTTCATAATCATTTCACCTCGCTTATCTCTTACAAAATCTATCTTAGCAGAAAGTTTGTAAAATGTGAACTTTTTTGTTTAACTTTTTTGTTTTTATTTTTCTTGAACAGGTAAATTATTACAAAAGTTTGCTAAAACTAAACTTTTATAATAAAATGTGATTAATAAAGTTGTTTACTAATTTATAAGAAAGTAATCTATTTGAATTTATATAAAAGGGTGAAATGGTTATGCGTGGAGAAAGGGTTAAAGCTTTACGAAAAATGAAGGGATGGACACAAGATGAACTTGGAGCAGCGGTTGGGCTAAAGAAACCTACTATATCTGAAATTGAAAATAATAAGCGTGATCGTGGTGAAAGATCTGTATCTAAATTTGCAAAAGTTTTTGGTTGTACTGCAGATTACCTTCTAGGCTTTTCCGACGATCCTAATCTTAACAGTGAACAAAATAACCGCTTAAAAAAAGATTTCGATGAAATATATAACAAACTAAAAGAACTTCCAGAAGCTGAACAAGAAATGTATTTAAAAATGATCAATTCCTTTATAGATGCAAACAAAAAATGATTGGTAGCACGTTGCTATCAATCATTTTTTTTATTAATTGCAAGTGATTCCTTAATATTTTCAATACTTCCTTTTGCATTTGCATTATTTTCCCCTAGTAATAGCAATTCCCAAAGCTTAGATGCTATTTCTTTTTGTTTATTTGATGCTGTTTTATTTGTTAATATTGCATTCATTACTTTTCCCCCTAAAACATCCTTTATATTTTTGTAAATAAATGTAATTATTTCTGCTTTTATCAAAGTTTAAGAAAACGGAAAGCTCCTTAAACGCACAAATGCGACCGTCTAATGAAAGACGATCGCATTTAACACTTATCTTTTTATAGTTAATTACTTTTACCATCCACCTGGATCGTTGCTATACATAACGATTGGTGCTTTCGCTTCTTGCTTTTGTTCTTGTACGTCTGTGGCAGAATTCAATAAGAAACCACCGAGAACGGCTAGTACTGGAATTAGAGCTAAGATTTTTTTCATATTAATCCACCTGCCTCATGACTGATAAGTTAATTATACCATTTTTTCAAACTTCACCCAAGTACATTTTTGGTAATTGAGCATAAAAAATATCATTTTTTTGGAGTAAACATTCATGGGCCTTCATCATTAACGATCTATCATTTCTAGCAAGTGCTAGGTAAACCATCTGTATTCCGCTATATTCACCGTTTCTCTTTTTTAGTTCCATCAATATTCGTTCGCCTTCTTGCTTATTCCCTAATTTAATTTGAAGAAAAGCCTGTTCAGCTTCATGAATTTCACCAATTGTATCAATTTCTTTCATATGGATAATCTTTAAAAAGGCCAAGTTATGCAAAAACATATTTCTTTTTTCCTTAATACCTTCGAAATCTCCAACCTCATCCAAAGCATTATACGCTTTCAATAAATAGTGTTTTGCCTTTTCGTAGTTTGAGAACATATAAGTTTCACCCTTCTTAAAATACGCAATAGCTCGCGGCAATATTAAAAAAGGATTCAACTCACATTCCCCTAATATCTCATCACATATGGATCTTGCTTCTTTAAGCTTACAATTTCTTATTAACATTACTGCCCTTGCTTCTTTAAACCTTAAATTAAAAGTATTTTTTATGAAATCGTTGTCTATTGTTTCTAGATTTTCGCTAATTTCGCTCATCTTTTCAGAAACCAATTCATGATTTCCTTTTTGATATAGTAACTGGCACAATAATAAATCTATTAACAATATCATTTCATCACTCTTAGTTGTTCGGCTTACTTTACGAAGTTTATTATATGACTTTAAAAGGTTCACATCTTCATCTGTATATCTTTTATAGATCCACTTATACACATTAGCCCATTCTTGATTCTTGGCATTTGTATATTTTTTCCCCTTTTCTACAACGTATTCTCCATCTATTATGATTTTCAGAGTGTCAAAGTCGCCCCGTAACGACAAATATTCCATTATCTCTCTTCTATTCTTTGGTTTTGCGTATTGTATATATCGCGACAAGTATTGTCTCTCTGTTCGTATACCTTTATTTAATAAGGCTAAAGATTTTGTAAGATATGAAAATCTCATTTGTCGTTGCCCTTTAAAAACTGCGGTTACCCCACTAGGACTAATACCCCAATGTGTTGCTAAGTTAGTTTTACTAATACCAGCTAACGCTAAATCACCAGAAAGATTTTGTAATAAACTTTGCATTTTAATTTGTCCCCTTCTTTCGGAACAAAAGACACGTAACCCTTTTTTAACATACTTTATCTTTGGAAAACGCGTCACTACATTCAATTGTTGTGTTATACTAGTTGTGGACTTGCAGTAAGTGTTTCCCCTATTTGCCTAGGGAAGACGGTGTAAGAGTGTGACAGCACTACTTACACAATCTGTGAGTCTTTTTTTCGTCCGTTTGATGTTTGCATTCATTTTAACACGTTTTTTCTCAATATTCGGATTCTGTATTATTTTCAAATGTTGAGAAAGTTTTTTCTCTTCAATATATTACCATAGAATATGAACATGTTTTCTGATTATCGGACGTTATATGCATCATTGCATATTTCAAAACTCACATGTGCATATTTTACCACATAATCGAACTTTTGTTCTATTCATTTAGGCTAATATTAAATTTATCACATTATATAATAAAAATGTTTAAAATTTAATCGTTTTATCCAAATACATTCCATCTTATTGCTTCGTTAAAGTATAATGTTCGGAGATTAAAAAGGTGGTGTAACCCGTGCAAACATTAGGAGAACGATTGCTATACTTTCGCAAGATGCGTAAATTAAGACAAGAAGATGTTGCCCATCACCTAAATGTAGCACGAGCAACTTATACAAATTGGGAAGCAGATCGTGCAGAACCAGACATATCTACTTTAATAAAAATTAGTGATCTTTATAATATTTCAATCGATAATCTTGTTGGGAGAACATATCGAATAGAACCCCAATTCGAGGTTATTAAAGACCAAATTAAAGATTTGCATCCAGAAAAGCAAAAAAGAGCACTAAATCTATTAGTTGAACATGCATACTTAATTAAAAAGTATTTTATAGATTGAATCAAGGCAGCTAACTAGCTGTCTTTTTATTTTTGCTAGAAATATACATTAAAAGTTGTAATATATAGATATAAAATATATTGGAGATGAGATTATGGGGTTTAAGTTTCGCAAAAGTATCAAGGTAGCTCCTGGCGTAAAAGTAAATCTAAGTAATAAAGGTGTTGGTGTGAGTGCTGGTGTAAAAGGTGTTCGTGTTAGTACTGGCCCTTCTGGATCGCGAATAACTACCTCTATTCCAGGAACAGGGCTATCGTATGAACAAAGAATAGGAAAATCAAAAAATCCTAAACAACGTGAGTTTCCTACAACAAACAATTCTTATACCTCTATGAATGAACAAGAAGATAATACTGCAAAAGTGGTTGAGCCAGTAAGAGAAACCCAAACTTACCTTGTCACTGCTTTTCGTGCAAAGGATAGTCAAGTAAATGCATCAGGCAGAAAACTAATGAAGCCACTTTCCTTAATTACAGGCATATGTGCTGCCCTATTCTTAATTATGACGCTCATTGTACCTGCTCTGATCCTGGCAGTTATTTCTTTCATGTGCTATAAAAATATAAAAACGCCATTTGCTGCAGTGTGTCCCGGATGCAATGCTGAAAATCTAATAATTTTTAAAGAAGAGAAGATTGCTTGTCGTAAATGTAAGAGCACCCTTATAATCCAAAAGTAATTAAGCAAGTTAAAGAACGCGCTTTCATTTTTCAGAAAATATGTTAAAATTATCTTTGGACGGGAGTCCATATACATATTATTAAAATTAAAGTGGTTTTCAAGTCAAAGAACGGCACTCTTTTGAGTGTCTTTTCTTTTTTCTGATTATTTGTTATGATATGACTAGAGTATGACATCTAACTGAATTGCATAAAATAAAAGAAGAGATGCGCTAACATCTCTTCCAGTAACTGCTACCGCAAGGTGGTCGGTTGCTAATAGTTATTTACGTTTAGAACCGCCCTTTCGCTTGCAGGCATTTGGGGCGGTTCTTTTATTTCGTTTACTGTTAATCTTCTTCGCCAGCTCATTCGCATAAGCTGTTGCAAATACTGTAAGGAATACCTTAGCAGCGTCATACAATAAATTAAATAAAGAATCCATTCGGTCACCTCCCTTCTCTCTAAGATCAGAGAAAGGATAGCAACCTCCCGCCCTCACAATATACAGTTACCTACAGTCTATCACACAATTCTATTAGGCGGAATATCATTAGAATATTCTCGAAATACATCGATTTAAAAATAAATAGTATTCTCCCTGTGGATAACCATACTTATCCACAAAAAAAGTCCGACATTTATTGTCGGGCTTCGCTTTTTCTCTTCTTTTTTCCACAAACATCTGCTATCATTGAAATAGTAGATACATAAATTGCAAATGTAAATTTTTCATATAAATTAAAAAATAAAAAAACCCCGACAGGATTTTCGAAGTTGCCGTAAGTTTGGCCGCCTACTACCAACTTTCGAAAATGAAAACGCGAGGTTTGTTATCACATATTTAAATTGCTATTTCTATTAATATGATAGCATAAAAAAATATGAATAACAATCCTCTAATTTCTTATACCCATTTTTAGTCGGGGTAAAAAATTGGAGGATTTTTTATTATGTCTGTGACATTCCAAAAAGCTAAAAAGAAAACTAGAAACGAATTACAATTACCTATCTTACACTTTGTTTGTATGGATGACTGGATTGAAAAATTAGGAGATAAAGCATTTACAGCATGGTTGAAATTCTATACCTGGTGTAATCGTGAAGAAGATGAAAACGGCAACCGTCCTGACGATGATGTAATCCCTTCAAGTTTAACTAAAGTACAAAAACGTTTAGGTGTAGGAAAAGATACATTTTACAATAAAATATTAAAACCATTATGGAACCATGGATTAATCGATGTATTTGAATACAAGTCTGAAGGTTGGAAAGGACAAGGTAATGTAAACATTATTGTGTATGAATACCCACAAAATGAACATGCCTTATCAACTAAACCATTAGAGAAAATTCGTGATTATGATACAGACTATACATCTCAAGCAAAGACATTCGCAAAGCTTGGAGGTCGTCCTAAAAAGATGGAGGAAGCACCCCGTTCTGAAATAGAACAGGGGGATGGTTCTGAAATAGAACAGGGGGGGTTCTCAAATGGAACAGGGCCCCGTTCTGAAATAGAACCCAATAATGTTTCAAATAATCTATCTAATGTTTCAAAATCTAATAATGTTTCAAAACCATCAAGTAATCTATCTATCTTAGATAAACTTGAAAATACATATTTACCTGATACTACTAAAATTTTACTAAGTAGAAAGATAGAAAGACTTGATGATAAAAAATTAAATATTATTCTTTCTCTTTTTGAAATTTATAAAACAGAGTTAAATGAAGTTGCGTTTAACGCTGTATTAAATCGTGTAATAGATTCTTCTGTGAAAAAAAGCTTCAAAGGGTTATTAGAACAATCTATAAAAACAGAAATTGCTAATGTACCTAAAGAAGAACAAAATCCTAATAAACGTGTAGAAATGATTCCTGAATGGAAAAAGAAATCAGATCCTGAAGATAACGAACAAACTCCTGAAGATTTAGAAGAAAATCAAAAACGTTTAGATGAGGTATTAAAAAAATACAAACGTGATTAATACAAAATATTAGAGGGGGTATAACATGACTAGAGAACAAGAATGGTTTCGTCAATTTATAAAAACAGATGAATTTTCAGAAGCTTTGGGAATGATTTGGAGATTTGGCCATATACACATGGGAGATAATAGATTTGAATTATCTCATAAATCTAGTCATGTTGTATCCAGGTTTTCTGAATTGATTTTTGGAGCGTCTGAGCCACGATCTTATTTTAGAAAAGATAAAGGTTTTTTTGAATGGGAATGTCACTTAGACAGTTCTCATCCATTTATACTTGAAGCCCAAAAGATGGGATGGACTCCAAGGTTACAGCAAGAAAGAGTATTTCCAACAGGAGAATTTAATGAGTCTGTTTTTGTAAAAACGTATATATTAATGCGTCATGATGTAGGAATTATGAGAGAAAAAAATAAACATGGCGTTCTAATACGCCCACGATTAAGGCTACATGGTTCTGTAGATGTATTACAAAATGTATGTAGAGTATTACATCAAGATTTAAATATTAAACCTAAGAAATTACAAACTGATTTAAAGGTACAAAGAGCAAAAACTATTTACTATCAATCTAAGAAAGATATCCCTGCAATTTTAGAATATGCAGGGGCTGTAGATGCATTAGCAAAGTATCATGATTTCGAATTAGGGTATGAAAATACAGGGGAGGAAGTAAAATGTCAGTAGCAGAAGAACTAAAAGTAGTGGATGATAAGGAAGCAACTATTCAAGAACTAGCTAATAAGATTCATCATCAAAAAACAAAAGAGTACTTTGCAGAGGTACTGGATACTTTTAAAAATGGGAACTACAGATCTACTGTAGTAATGCTATGCACGGTAGTTATTTGTGATTTGTTTTTTAAATTAAAAGATTTAGATGAAATTCATGGAGATGCTAAAGCTCAAAAAATATTAAATGACTTGCAAGTTGAAAAAACAACCAACCCTGTATCCCCTGATTGGGAAAACCAGTTAATTGACAAAGCCTTTACAGAAGCGAAATTACTAGAAAATGATGTTTATACTCAAATTAAAATGCTGAAAAATTGCCGGAATTTATGTGCCCATCCTGTATTAAATTCCCTGGACATTTTGCACAGACCAAATAAGGCAACAGCAGAATCGCTTATCAGAAATATGTTAGAAGGTTTATTAACTAAACATCCACTATTTACAAAAGATGTATTTGTTCCATTTGTTTTGGAAATAGAACGAATACAATACGATTTCCCAACCCAAGAACGTTTAGAAAGATATTTAGAATCTAAATTTTTTGTCCATTTTAATAAAGAATTAGCTGAACACATATTTAAAAATCTTTGGAAATTTGTTTTTAAAAGTAATGGAGAACGAGAATCGGCGAATAGAATTATTAATTTCAAGGTATTATTAATTATCTATAAGAAGTACAATAGCATTTTATTGGACTATATAGGAAAAAATCCGGATTATTTCAGTGACTTTTTGGATAAAGAACTGGTCTTAAATAAACTGTTTGATTTTCTATCAAGCTATCCTGAGATATACCCTCTATTCAGAGAACATACGCAAGAAATATTAAAAAATCATGCTAGTAAAAAAAGTAATTGGTTTATTAGAAGTATTTTTATATCAGAATCTTTAAGAGAACACTTTAAAGCGATTGATTCTAAAATTCATGGTACTGGTAACGCCTACAACCAACCATATACCCACCGCTACTATCTACGACCTGAAGATGTGGAGCTTTTAAAGGAGTTAGCAAGAAAAGAAGGAGCAATGACCGAATTCTACGATTTAATGATTAGTCATTATTACCATAGTGGATCATATGTTAACTCAGATTATTCTTTTAATCTTTGTATTAAACCTTTTTATGAGGAATTTAATAAAGAGCAGTTCGAAACTTTATTGGTAGAAGTGAACAGTAATCCACAATGCTATGAGGGATGGAATGGAAGTAAGAATAAAATTTTACTTCCAACCGCTAAGAAATTAATGCCTGACATAAATGTTGAAGAATTTTATAAAAATCTCTTCTAATCCATTAAGTTGTTAGTTTAACAAAGTAAAATAAGCTTATTTTATAAAATAGGCTTATTTTTTGTTTTCTTTTTTTAAAATTTCACGTACTGTATTTAATTTAATAATTAAAAAATAATTATTAGGAAATACTGTAACATTTTGACGAAGACAAGGGTTTCCCTTCCGGTATAACGAATGTTATAACACGAGGTGATGATGCTATGACAGATAAAACAGGCAGCTCTCAAGCCGTATATATTAGCAAAGACGTAGCGACGATGTTAAAGATCCAGGAGTCCACTTTGAGAAAATACTGTATCATGCTCGAGGAACAAGGATATCACTTTCATAAGAATGAGCATGGGCATCGTGGATTTATGGATAACGATGTTATAACTCTAAGGAAGTTAATCGAGATCAAATCACACCCTGATATGACGTTAAAACAAGCTTGTAACGCAATAATGACCTGGGTTAAAGAAAAAGATATGTCAGAGGTTGATACGGATGTTATAACGGAAACTGAGCAACATGACGAGCGATATAACGAGTTGAAAGAAATGATTCAGCAGCAGAATGAAATGCTAAAGCAAATGGCCAAGAAAATGGATGAACAACAACGGTACATTGATGAGAGATTAGAAAGACGAGATCAGCAGCTTATGAGTGCTATACGTGAGATGCAGGAAGAGAAACGAGTGTTATTAGAAACTGCTGCGACTAATAAGAAACCTTGGTGGAGATTTTGGTAGAATTATATATGATGATTCTATCTATATGTAAGGGAATGAAAAAATAATGAATTGTTGTGTGGAATGTTTTGAAGATATTAATGTAATAAAACTGATAGAAAGTAAACAAATTTTAGGTGAAAAGTGCGATTACTGTGCTTCAGAAAATGTTTTAGTGGCAGATATAAGCGATCTATCGGATATGTTCAATAGGTTGTTCAATTACTATAAAGAAACAACGCCATTCGAACACTATTACCCTAAAGAAGAAGATGCTTTTGATGTAGGGGATAGTTTGTGGGATTTGGTGCAAGGGAATTGGCAAATATTCAGTGATATAACAAAAGAACAACTGTTGTATGACATTTTGAATGAGAATAGGGATATGGAGATTGATGAGTATCTTTCTAATACAACTTATTTTTCAAAGGTAACAGATTCAATTATGCATGATAGTGCATCAAGCATGTGGGAACTTTTATCAAAACACCTAAAATACGGAAATAGGTATTTTCCTAAGAAAGTCATAGATTTCTACTATTCACATGATGATTTACTTAGAGAATTAGAGAAAATCTTTGAAAATATTACAACTAAGGTAGACAATGGAAATGTGTTTTATAGAGCAAGAATCGGGAAGTTTAAAGATGATAAGGACTTGACTGCACCACCGGAAGATAAAATTTTAAAAAGTGGTAGGGCAAACCCTGTCGGGATAAGGGTTCTTTACAGTGCGATAAATATAGAAACGGCGATAGCAGAAGTGCGTCCGTGGAAATCAGCTACTGTAACTATCGCTTCAGTAAATCCTACTCAATCCCTGAAGTTAGTGGATTTATCTAAAGTATCAGAGCTTAGGAAAAAAGTTACGCAATCATTCTTTTCTGTTACTAATATGCGAGAAGAGTTAGATACGATTGATCTACTTTCATGTTTAGATGAGGTTCTATCCAAACCAGTATTTCCGGATGTTTCAGAACTTGAATATATACCTTCACAGTATTTAACAGAATTTATTAAATCCCTTGGTTATGATGGGGTTATTTTTAAGAGTTCGCTAGGGCCTGGAGAGAATTACGTTTTCTTTAATTGGGAAAAATTCCAGCCTTTAAGAGATAAATTAGAAATAAGTATAATAAAACAGTTTAAAATTAATGGTTTGAAGTATGACTTTTCTACTAAAGAATAGACTAATATATAGGAAGTCTGCGATATTGGATAATATATATTAATGGAGATCCTTGTGAAGGGTCTCTATTTTTTTGCGATTAAGTCGAATTTGTATTTGTTTTGAGTTTGAATAAACTTTTATTTTGGTTTAACGGTGATTGACTTCAGAAAAAAATGGTATTAAAATAGAATTAGACTTAAATTAAACTTAAATATAACTCAAGGAGAGATTAAAATGGACTTACTGGAAATCAAAACGTATTCAATCGACTTAGGAAATGGATATACAAAGAGAATTGTTAATGGTGAATGTATTGTAGAACCTTCTGTAATTGCGGATGTGGAGAGTTATTTCAGTGATGATGTAGATGTTACAACGCTTCAATTAAGCGAAGGAGAAGCTTATTTCACTGGTGACGATGTTGGTATTCTTGGCTTAAAACCAATCTCTGCTCTTGGCGAACATGATATGGATCGTTATGAAACTCCTGAATTCAAAAAGATGATTTTCGGATTCTTAGCTAAAGACTTCAAACAAGATGTTACGATTGAACGTTTAGTAACAGGACTTCCAGTGCAACACTTTAAAACAAAAGGAAAAATCGTTGAAGAACTATTAAAAGGACGTACAGTTATTAAAGTTAACAATAATGATATTATTGTCGATATTAAGAATGTATCAATTATCCCTCAACCAATCGGTACATACTTACATCTAGTAGCTAAAAAATCAGTTACTCCAAATAAAGATTTAACATTAATCGTTGATTGCGGACATGGAACGCTCGATGTAACTGAGCTAAAAGGAAAAACAATCGTTAAGCGCGCCGGTAACAATGAAGGTGCAAAAGAAGCTTACATTAATATATACAATACATTGGTTGAAGAATATGGTTCATTAAAAGACCTAACTATTTCTAACATCCAGAACATCTTATTAGATGGCTTACTTGTAAGTGGCAGTCGTATTAATGTAAGAGCTAAAGCAGAAGTGCAAAAAATTCTTAAAAAGCACTTTAATAGCATTTTCACATTCTTACAAGATAACAAATTTGATTTAAGATCATATGACAAAGTTGTATTTACAGGTGGAATTGTACACTTGTATCACGATTATTTCGGAGAACGTGCAGAAGCGAATTTCTTAGTAGTTGAAGATGGACAAACTGCAAACGCACGTGGATACCATGAGTATGGAAAGGCGATGACTAAGAAGTGAAAGAACGATTACAAGTCTATTATGACCCAGAAGTAGATGTTCAAGTAAGTGCATTAATAGAACATTTCGATGAAATCGGAAAAGGTAAACGAGGATATACAACTGATAAACTTAAAGAATGTTTGAAAGTGTACCAAATTTTATCAGAACGATGCGGAACTTCTGAACCGATGGATGTCCTGCTACATTACATTGATGGTAGTGAAAGTAGGAGATTACCTCGGGAGGAAAATCGAGGGCTTCATAAAAGTAACACCAAAGTTATCAAAAAAGATATAGCAGAAAAAGAAAAGGTTTCAGAAGATGTTGATGATGGTGTTGCTAATTTACTCGGTGATGGTGAATTTGAATTCGAATAGAATTATTTTGAAAATGCATAATTATAATTGAATATAAAAAGAGAACGCTCTTCCCAGCTTGGCGGCACGAAAGAGCGTTCTCTACACTTTGAAAATCTGAAAGGATGATTTAACAATGTCAAATACCCTATTCAAATTAACTACTAGTGAGCCTATTCTACCACAAACACGTAGTAAAAAGGAACTGTTCGGAACAATCCGCTCATTCTTTGCGAAAAAGTACCAGGGATTAAATGAGTGGTTTGGTATTGAAGAATGTAAATCAGACCGTATTTGGTACTATGGAACGCTATCGCTTATGTTTTTTCTTCCTGCTGTTACTTATATTATTTCTAAAATAATTTGGTTTTAAATAAATATATGTTATAATCCATTTTGCGTATATTGTGTCATCAACTTGATAATGATGGCACTTTTTTTATGCTTCCAAAAGAACATACGTTCGTTTATAATATAGTTAAAAAACAAAAGTGAGGTATTACATCATGGAATATAACGGCATTCCTACAGTACGTGGAAGAGGTATGGTGAAATGGAGCCCGTTTGCTTCAATGCCGGAGCAATACGAGGAAATACGTAGAATGTTTGAGGAACAATATAAAGTACCTAAACCTTTTTTAACACAAGATACTATGGAACGAATAGAAAGAGCGTTAATGCAATCTCTTCATGAGGAAGAAGAAATATTTATTTCATACTATCGTGATGGGTATATCCATGATGAATACATTACTGTTATAGATATTGATAAACAAAACAAAACGGTACATTACACGGATGCTTTCGGCTTAAATACACGCTTAAAATTTGAAGAATTCGTTGATATAAAATAAAAAAGTAACCCTTTTAGATCTAGGGTTACTTTCTCATTTGTTCTTTGCTTTTTAGAATATCTTCTTTGAAATACAATCGGTCTCGTGACATCTCTTTAATTGGTTTCACTTTTTCCTTCTGGACCATCACATTTAAGTTTTGGCGTGAACAACCTAAAATGTCTAATGCTTCCGAAGTATTTACGATTTCATCTTGAATAAAACGAATTAAGTCGTCTTTGGTTTCGAATTTATACATTCTTTTTCTCCTGCTTTTCCTTGATATAGGTAGTTACTAAATTAAACACCATCATTACAAATGCAAGTATACACAGTACGATATAGATGTAATCTAATGTTTGTAAATTAGTGTAATCAATTTGATACAAAATGTACCCTAGAATAACAATAATTGGTATGTTACTAAAAATGACTTTTTTCATAAAATATAGTGTCATGTGATATAATCTTAGGTACAAGAGAGGTTTCCCTCTCTTGCGGTGTCTTACTCAGAGTCGTTTTCTTGGCGGGAGCGACTCTTTTCTTTTTCTTCCTTGATTTTGTAGTAAATATCAATTGTGTTTTTAACACCGGAAGAAAGTTGAGAGTAAATTGTTATGAACGCTGTTATCGTTCCTAAGATTATCATCCAATCCACTTTGTTCACCTCCTTTTCTTTATACTCTTATTATAGCATTTTATTTGACTCACGTCAAATAAAAATAGACTAAATTATAGAAAAAACTCCATTTTTTTACGTGAAATAAACAAAAAAAGGGTATGCCCAAACTTGGGCATACCCTTTTCTCTACTTCACATTCACATAGGCTTCATTTGCAGTTATATAGTATGTTACCCCTTTACTATTGTGTACTTTGTATTGTGGTGAACCATTAACGGATACTTTAGCATCAATAGTAAATCCAAGTCCTTCATCTACCGTTCCTGCTACATCTTTATCAGACCAAGAAGCAGAATCATAGAAACGAAGGTCGTCCACTTTAGAAACAACACGTTTTCCTACTACAGAACTTGAAGTAGTAGTTTGTTCCCCTTGATATTTAATGTAAGATGGGTTGTTATAAATCCATTGGTTACCGCCAAGATTTAACCAATCCCCTTGTTTTCCCCATACTTGATATGCTTCTCCTTTATTTAATTGACGGATAACACCATAATTTGTTGATGGTCCACTTCTTAGATTGACGTTAAATCCTTCAATATAAGCTACTCCTGTTTCTCCTACAACGTTTTGAGATGGTTCTTGTGGTTTTGGTTTAACTGTAACTGTTGCGCCTTCATACGCCTTTTGTACGTCCGCTCTGAATTGTGATTCTGATACACCATGACTGCGAAGGTAATCAATCGGATCTTCGTGGTCAGTTCCACCTAATTTGTAAGTAATATCTTTATGTGTCCATAAACCTTTGCTTGGATGAATTCCTCTATCTTTTAAAATCTTAGCTAATAGTTTTACATAACGCTCGTAAGAAGATTTAAATTTATCTGGGTTGCTAGTTTCAGAAAGTTCTACGTGAACAAATCTTTTATTTGCAGATGGTCCAGCACCGTAAGCCACATATTTTGTATCAGCAATTTGGACTGTTTCGTTCCAATCTACAGCATAATGTACAAATGCATTTCTCCATGTTCTAGCTTCATAATTTCGAATGTTAATAGCTGGTGCTTCTGGTGTTGCTGTACTATGTGCCACAACGCCCTCATAAGCGCCCACACCGTAGCGATATGCTTGTTTCGGTAAGTCTTGGATAATTAGTACTCTATCGGCAAAAGAAGCCGTAGCAAACGAAAATAAGAGCAATAGAGTCATAAATAACGAGCTAAATAGTTTAATTGGTTTTTTCATTGTGTATTTTCCCCTTTTTGCCAAACAAAAAGAGCACCGTCTTTTGACAATGCTCTCCTTATGTAAGGCGTGTATTTTTTTATTTGGTATTATGTTTTTCTTTTCGTGCATCACTTCTTTGGATTTTTGCTTGTATTTCGGATGCTACACTTTCTAATAACCATGCAGGAATCCATTTTTCCCAGCCAATTCGTGCACAGTTTGCTGCGAAACTATTAAAAATGTGGTAACTCAATCCACCGACTACCATGAAGAAAAAGAAATCAGGTAGTTTAAGAGCAATATCAAATAAATGTGCAAGGGCTGGTAATGATAAAAGCACCACGGTTCTCGTGATGCCCTCAATTCCATATTGTGATGAGTATGTTCCATCTAGCTTTGAAGCTTTACTACCCGTAATCCAGTCGAGCATGATAATCCAGCAGTAAATCGAGATCCAAATTAAGTTCGCTTTACCATATAACAAATTAATTATTGTTCCTAATCCACCACCGATAGCACCACCTACTTTAAATTGAGTACTTGTAATAACATCGCTTATATTCAATGCCTTGATGAGTTCGTGAATTCTTTCCAAGTTCTCACCTCCTTTCAAATTATGACGAAAATAAAAAAGCCTGCTGCTGCACGCTCGGTTTCAATAAAGTTATATGTTCATTTTCTTCCACGCGTATTCTAGTGGTTCAGTACGTGGTGGTTTCATCACTGCTTTTTCAGTATTTTTACTTTCGTTTCGGGAGAAATTAAACATAAACCCTTTTCGTGTGGTGGTTTGTCTCACCCCTGTAAGGTACATGTCACTGATTTCTAATTTTGAGCCTTTGCGTATTTGTGGTTTACGTTGTACGGTTGGATACAGTGTTTTTGGTTGAATTATTATGCCTTTTATTGTCATATAATCACCAGCCTTATTCTACTCTTAATGCAATGTTGTACTCCGGAAATGAACTCCATACACTTGAGTAGTAGGTGTTAAATAATTTATATTTCTGCACTTCTCCATCTTGAGAAATTTCAACGATATCTCCAGTTACAAAATTTGAACCTCTATATGTATAAAGGCCATCAAATTTTGCTCTTAATCCATCTACGTTATCTCCCATGAAAAATGATGTGAATATTATATTTCCTTCTAAAGAAGGTGCCTTTAAAAATACCTTATCCCAAATGAAAATAGTAATAGGAACATTTTTTAATCCCTCATATATAAGTTTACTTCTAGCAGCTACCAGTGCTGAAGTTGGGTACCAACTTGGACAAGCGCTCACTAAGACACTAAAAGGGGAAGATATAGGGCTGAATTGCTCTTGTTGATATAGTTCATCTGGAATACCAAATAATCCTATTACAGTCCTCCCTTTTCGTTCTGGAAGATTATCATCGTTTTCATAAACACAATAGATAACAATGTCTTTATCAACGTATAAATATAGGTCTACCATAGCAATTGGTTTGCTAATATTAGTAGCACTAGTATTGTTAGTTGTTTTCCCTTGATGAAAACATAATGGATAGAACGCACCAGGTCCTCCAAAGGTAACATCCTTCTCTTTATCATATCTTTCAATTAATCTAAAGTTTGCATCAGTAACAGAATTAGCAGAATTCCTTATATCAAAATGAGGATAGTTACCTGCTATAATATCTTTGCTACTTGCAGTGACGTAATCAAATGGCCGCAATTCTATAAAATGGTTCTTCATACCGTCGTTACCACTTGAGTACATGACGTAAATTTTATCTTTTGATGGCGCATCAGCATTTAATTGCTGCCACCCAGCCTTTTTCATTTCATCGATAATCTTCATAAAGACTTCTCTTCGTTCTAGTCTGTGTAACTTACAAATTTTATTTGTCATTCTGTATGTTCCTCCTTAACTTAAACGTATCGCTTTCATAGAAACATTAAAAGTAGAGTTTGCTACTCCCCTATTTTCTATATAAAGATGGACCTTGTTTGTATGATCTTTATCCTCACAAGGAATGGATAAAATATCATACGTTCTTTTTTCGGATAAGCTTTTATAGATTTGATTCCCATTCTCTTTTTGGTCGTACATAAATAGCATTGCTTCAACATTTGAATCATTTGTAACTTGAATCGTGCGAATATCGTATTTGTTACAACCTACATCCAATGGAGTATATAGAGTTTTTCCTGGTTCAATTGTAATTTGTATATTCCTTTCAATAAGGATTGACGGTGTAATCTCGCTTTCGGATGTATATCTATATAATTTCATTACAGTTCCCATATTGTATTCACCTCAATTATGTTTTAGATGAATATTAAAATAAATTGGTTCGAATGCTAGAAAATTTGTATCCTTCACAATCTTTACCCAAAAATCACGCGTACTTTGTGCGGTTACTGAATCAATCTGTATTTCATTTGAATAGCTTGTCCCATCTAACGAAATAAGCGCCCAGGTGTAACCGACTTTCTCCATGTACTGTTGAATGGATAGTTTTATATTTGTAGCAGCACCGATGTTATCATTTACGATTGTCATTTTTACAACACGCTCATTATTCACCATGTAACCTAAGTTCGTTGGATCCGTTGTATTTAATTCTTCGCTATTCATTTTGATTTGCAGGGATGAACCCATGCAATACATATCCCCACCGTAAAAGGTAGCTTGTTTCTTTGCTATTAGTTCGTTTTCCTCATCATATATTTCTATGATTCCCTCAAACTCTAAAGAAGGAAGTAGAATATCAATGCCTGTATGAGCTGCAGCTACAAAGTTAGTAGACAGGATATTATCTGCAGTATCTTTTAATACAACCTTATAATTTTCATATAGTTGGCGCAGACGTAACATGTTGCTTGTTGTCATAATAATTTTATTGATGTCTAGCGGTACAAATCCCTCTGCAGTTCCTCTTTTTAAAACAACACCAATTCTTTTTGCTGCCAATGAATCGTTATCCGCATAATCAAAAAATGTATCTGTCTTTGTATAAAAGTCCCATTGATCTTCCTTGCATATTGCCATCCACTCTTTATTGCTTTGTGAACCATTAGCAGAATAGGATTCAAGAAACTCGACTTTATTCTTTTCATTTTGATAGATTAGTAAGCCGCCTTCATCTCCTTCTTTTGTAGGAGCATAATCTGCAATAACCTGGATTGCAAAATTACTTTGTGGTTTATCGATTAAAAGCATAACGTCTTTATCTGCAGAATGATTCATACGTAAGAATTCTTTTTTTATAGCATTGTTAAATGAATTTGATGGTGACATAAGCCATTTTGGATTTACGAAATCAAAATCATCTACAAATATTTTTCCGCTTTCTTTTTCGTATAAGGATACTTTTATTTTTTCTTGTTTAAAAGGAACTAGCTTTCCTTTTAAAATGTCAATTGCGTCAAAATTTATCTTAAGACCAGACAGTTTAACTGTATGAAAATCTTCTTTTAAATCCATTTTCTCATAAACTAGTGCCTGAGGTCTTAAAGGGTTATACGTATAAATAATGTTTTCGGATGGCATGTCATCAATTGAAATTTGACCTACATCATACGCAGAAGATAATAAACCTATAATTCGTAAAGCTTTCCCATAGAATTTGAATTGTACAGTTGCTGGCTTGTTATTTTCTGGACAAAAGTGTATAGAACCTCCATAGTGTTCAACTGATTTAGATATGTCCCATGCTCCAGAATAATGAAAATTACTATCCTTATCATCAAACCGTGTCCAACCAAGTTGAGGTTCTTTTAGAGTATCATAAACTTTAATAGGAGTGACAAGCCCTCCTGGTGCTTCAAAATCTAGAGCATCTAAAGTACTTATCGCATCTGTATGCAAAACAACGTTATGGATTGCGTACTCTAGATCGTTCTTTTCGTATAAGAGAATAGAATATTCCCCATATGAAGCAGGGTTATAGTTAGTATAAGTACCACAATTTTCACCATCTATCTCAACATAAACATTACCAGTCCAACCTCTATGAGTACCACCTATTATCCGAAATTTACTACCTATAAATGAAAATCGTATTTTTGATTTGCCACTACAAAGATGGTATTTACCATAAGCGGCGTAAGACGATTCAGCTATTCTCCAATCACCTTCATACGTAATAACGTTATTGTCATCATCATAACGTCTCCAACCGGTTTCTGGATTTTTGAGTACTTGTCCTATATACGCCATACCATCACCCTCTCTTTATCTTGTTTTCTTCCAATTTGAATTTGTCCACCAAGATTGACGACTATGCCGCAACCATAACTTAGGATCATCATTTTCTTTTTCGATAACTATTAATTCATCTGGTTTTTCTGTATCTAGTACTCTCTCCATTTTGAATAGCTCATTATCTTCTAGAACTGATTCTCTTTCTGGTGTACGTTCAAACCGTTCATATTTCTCTGTAACGCTTTCTAATTCATGTTCCCTATAAAATGTATCTGCTTTGTTAGTTGTAGCTTCTATGCTAGTCTGTCGCTCTAATAATTCATGTTCACTAACGATTGCATATCGTTCAGATTCCCTTGCTGCATCTGCAGTTTCAATTACATCTGTATCTCTTGTTATAACTTCTTTATCAGCCAGCGTTGTATCAGAGATAATTCCGCCTTCAAATTCACGTATACCAATAAAAGCTTCTTGCTCTGTAATAAGAGCTTGTTGTGTATCCTGTTTATAAGAAACGTCTAATGATATGTGTTCAGCATTTAAAATAACTGGAACGATGTCAGAAGCTACTTCTGCAATTACTGCAGTTGTATGTTCTTTCATTGCTTTTTCAGATTCAATTGTTTGATCTAGATTCGTTTGCATCACATTTAATAATTTAGATGAATCATTAAGTAAGGCAATACGTGTTTCTAGTTCTTTTTGAACACGGCTGAACAAATCGAATTCTGGAAGATATACGGGAATACCAAGGCCCTCAAATAAATCAAACTCTTCTATGTTAGCTTGAAATTCTTTTTCGGTTTTATTGGCAACTTCATCAGTATTTACATCAGTAATAAGTACGCGTTCTTTTAATCCCAATAAAGAAATTTCATCAACATGTGTAAGTACTGCAGTATCTTCTTTATCAGCTTGTTCCAGTTCAACTACAGTTGCTTGTAGCTCATTTTTCACTTCTGCAAAAGTAACGTCTGGCGATACGCCTTGTAATTCTTTTAAGATACGATGAGAATAATCTGTATCAGTAATACCGGCATTTATTTCATGTAATCTCTCTGCTTCTTCTGCGACAATTGTCTGTATCTCGATTATGTTCTGCGATTTATTCGCATCGTCAGTTTCGGAAATGTTTTTAACAGATACTACCCGTGAAGTATTTTTAACTTCTTGTCCTACCTCTATAGCTGCAGTAAATACATTTTCTTTATTTGCGAATTCTTGTTGATCGGCATAAACAGAATCAAGTGTTTCTACGATACGTTCAAATGTGTGTGTTGTATCTACATTCGCATACTGTTCTTTTGTTCTTGTAAATGATGCGGATTCGTTTCTTTCAGAATCAAATATATTTATTTTCTTGCTTACTTCGTTATTTGTAATAACATCTGCAGCAAGTTCCTTTGTTCGAATAGAGTGATCCAGGTTAATTTGAGCTACATCTATGTCACGAATTAAATACGCACTTTCAATATCTTCATAAGGAAGCAGGTCCACATTTTCAATTTCTTCTACACGATTCAACTCATATTGTTTAGCAATAGACGTTTCAATGTCTCTTTGCATACGAGCAAATAAATCATAATCCGGAAGATAAACCGGTATACCCATACCATTGAACAAATCAAATTCTTCTATGATTCCTTTGACTTCTCGCTCTTTTGTACCAAATTCAAATTGTGCCGGAGCATGAAGAAGTATTTCTTTTTTCTGTATATCACCAGTTTCATTTTCGGCAATGGATACAGGTAATATATTTGGAACTGCAGTAGATAAAGTAACCTCTGCATGTGTAGCTGTTAGCTCCCTGGTAACAATCTCGCTCGTTTCATTATGCATTGATACAGCTTCATAATCCGTTGTAACTCTGTCGGCCATAAGGTCATTATAAAAAACCTCACCGTATACAATACGTGCAACATTTACCCATTCTGGTAATACTTCCACACCTGCAGCGAATTCACGTAACTTACCTTTTAGTAAATCCTGCTGTATGATCGGCGCAACTTCATATTCATTTGTTATAAGATTTGTTACATCAGAAGCGTGTACCATTGCTTCTATCTCACTTGGTTTTTCGCTCTCTACCCCTTCGATATGGTTTATATCGAAAATTCGTCTATGTTGTGTTGATTCTTCTGCTGAAATTAGTTGAACAGAAATACTGTCCATTCGTTGCGAATGCTGCATTTCAATGTTGGCCACATTTATATTTCGATTTAAATCAGAATCAGTTGCATTTGAAATGTAGGCTTCTACCTCTATTTGTCGCAATGCATTCTCTACAACATCTGTTAAAATCCCTTTTGCTCTTACTTTTGTGGCGGTTACTCCTGCGTTATCTTCTTTAACAGCCTTATATCTCGCATAAGGAGCAATGCAAACTGGATAATCAACATCATTTTTGTTTTCTGTATTCGCTGGCGTAATAGAGAAAGAATAAACTTTTTCATTCTGATTAGGTCCAGAACCAACGACAACAACATGACTTTTTTCTTTGGTACATATAGAAGGGGAAGCAATAGAATAAACTTTTTCACTCATTCTTCTGCTACCCCCTTATGCTTAAATATCTTCTTTGTAGATCGCTAAACCAATTGGATTAAATGGTGTTGCTTTTGCTTGTGTCATAGGACAAACTGGCGTTGTCGGTAATGTATAACGATATAATTGAGCCATTTCATAAGCGCCTGTGATTTCAGAACCAATAACCGGTGCTTCGTTAAATGTAACGGTCTTATCCTCTGCATTGTATACATAATCTGTTTTTTCTACTTCTTTACATGAAATGAATAATCGTAACGTTTCGCCCTTTGGCTTATGTTCTAAATGAAATACTTTACGATGGCCATCACCTTGTCCAAGTACTTCATCTACAACTGTTTTTTCAATTTCTAGTTCATCGGCTTGCTGGATATTCTTTGGATGAACGGCATAAACATCATCTAGCTTCCCAACATAGCCATCATTTGGATGTACAATATAAATTTGAGATAAATGATATTTACCACTATAAACCGATGGATTAAAGCGTCCTTGTCCACTATCTACTGACATATCATGAGTAATGAAAGCTAAATAATGATGCTGGTACATGGCTCCTGTACTTGATTGTGATAATTGAACTGTTTCGTTTCCGTTTGATGTATCAGAACCGTAATCAAGTGGCGCATTACCAATTTTCTTATTTGGTGAATATACAAATTGGTCGCCTGGTCTGCAGCCGCTTAAAATAATCATGTTTTTTCTTGGTGCAACATCGAATGTATATAATTTTCCGATATACAACGGAACAAATAATGCACGAACTGGATTTGGTGTTGGATCTACACGCATAAACATAATTAAGCGGTCCTTGTTTGCATTCCCATACAGATAAACAACAGAGTCGCGATTTAATTCTTTAGAGAAACGCTGCTCCGGTGTAAAACTAATTGATGTATAAGGCGATGGATTCACAAAATTAATCGTGGAATATACTTCACCCATAATACTTTCCATCTTTTGTACATCGAAACTTGTTTTTGCTGTTAATGTATCCAGTGTTCCGTCTTCTTTTGGTAATAAGAAATAAATACCGCTAATCTTAATTGTTGTATCTGCTGCAGGTGCGGTTTTAAATACAATTTCCGTTTCAGTGAACGAATACTCGCTAGGATCAACAATAGTATTATCCTTGTAAACTACGGCCCTACTTTCGTCAAAGTTAGGGAATGGCAATGCGAAGTTCTTTTTCGTTCCATTTCCTTTTCCTAATTCCCCTAATTTATCACCGGAAAGGATCTCTTTTTCAATAAAGTATCGATTGAAAGTAAATAGCAGCATGTCATTGTTTGGCTCATATGTGTTGGTAGCTAATCTGTATTCGCATGTTACTTTATCGCCTTTTGCAATAGCAGTAGTAAATGTTACTTTTCCTGTAGTTGCATCCACCTTATATTTACTCTTTTCTTGTTCAAACCCATTTACATATACAATGACAGAAGGGCCAAGAACAGGAGAAACAGGGATAGAGAAGTCTTTCTTCACTCCATCCCCCATCCCTAATTTACCTAGTGGAGAATCTGCAGAAATAAACCGGCTATCAGTGAAATCAGAATCCGCAGTATCATACGCATTTGCTATACCGAATCTTCTGCGTTCGCCATCACTTCCTAACGATTCAAACAACCTTACATCAATAAATTTTGAAATGCCGCTCTTAATTTGGAAAAATAGCGTTCGTTTCCAACCGTTATCAGCAAATAGTTTTTCTAATTCTTGCGGTAATGTTTGTAAATATACGACTTTATCAAACCACATATATGTACACTCCTTTATACTGTTTTCTCAAAAATACCTAATCCAGCAGGACGATACGCTGTAGCAGGTCTTTTTGTAATTGGTGAAATAGCATCTACATTAAAGAATTTGTAAATGTCGTGTGAATCCGGACAAGTATTCTTTCTAACTTTTAATCTATCGCCATTTAATAGACCTAGCGGAGACAATAGGATCATATAAGGTAAATATCCACGTACACCTTCATCTGGATGAACAATATAAGCACGAGAAGTATGTACTTTATTGCTATAAACAGATGGGTTAAATTGATATTTGTATTCATCATTATCTTGAGATTGCCATGCTAGTGAATATTGACCACCATCTTTACCAACGCGATCTGGTGGCATTGCATTAGGCGCTACATTCCAAGCAATAAAATGAGCCTGGTACCTTGCTCCTAATCTTGAACGTTTAATAATTACGTTATCAATACCGTTACCAGGGGAACGTGGATAAGACTTCATGACAGGCATGTAGTTTTCTACATTTCTATATGGTTTCGTATCGTTAAAATCGAATTTGTGTGATGCTGCTTCGTTTCCAGTATCAAAGGCTGTTCCCGCCCATAAAGCGTCACCTAATGTATCATCATTTGCATAGCTTTCTAATTGGCCCATATAAAGCGGTGTAACTGGAACCACATTGTTTTCAAAGGCTGGTGCATTATCAGCTTGTATTAATAAAACAACACGGCTTTCATCAACTTGGCCATTAATTCGAACCAATGAATCTGGCCACCAATTTGTTTGAGCATCGATACCTTGTAAATTCGTATTTCGTAATGTCACTTTCACCCAAGGGGACATCATGACTTGTGTCTCTGCTTCGTCATAGGAGTAAACTTTGTAAGACATACCACTATTTACTTTTGTAGTAACTGTTATTTTAGTTAGTTCAACATCTAATAATGTTTTTTCGAATTTATTAGATTCATAAGGAAGAACAAGAACACCCTCATCAGCAACGCTTGGTTCTTTTTCAATCATGTAAACATAAAAACAAGAACGATCCCTACCGCTTTCTAGACGTTTTTTACCGTCTTCGGCAAAAGCTTTCTTTCCTTCTTCATTTGTGAAGTTGTATTTAATCTCTGACTTTTTAAGTGACCATTTTGAAATTTGAGCAATTCCATAAATAGAACCGCTATTATTTTTCACTAACATGTGCTTACTCATGCCGAATTCAAATTTTGTATCATCATCGGATTTTACGTCTAAATCCGGATAAACGGCTCTGAAAAACGATTTTACTTTTTTCCATCCGTTAGCGATTACTAATTTAACAATTTCGTCTTGGAATTCGCCTTCTGTATACATTTTTTCAACGTATGCCATCTATTTCACGCTCCTAATCTCTTAATAGTTGGTAATTAAGCCATATAGCTTTTTTCTCTGCAGATGCATTGTGGTATTCAAACTTTAGTTCTGCATTAGCAGGTATAGGTTTTACAATGGAGAAATTAAATCCCTCCGGCACATCTTTTACATACACCTCTTTAAATACTTGTTGGCCATTAATAAATAAATTCCAGTAGTCTGAGTCACTGTAATGTGAAGCAGCTACAGAAAAAGCAATCATTTCTGTTTCGAATGGTAATGAAAACTTATCTACATGAATTTCATCATGTATACCAACTCTTCGCCCTTGTATGAATGGCTCTGTTTTTGTTGGGAAGTAAGGTGCGTCGAATCTTCCACCAGCCATATAGGTAACAGCAAAACTCATCAATACGCCCCCTTATCTTAAAAAGTGCAATTCAAACCAAACTGTTTTATCAAGAATTCCTTGGTTATGGAATCGAAATACAATTGTGTCTCCTGCTTTAACTGCTTTATAAACCATAAAGTGCATCCCTTCCGGAAGCCGCTTTGTATAAATATCTTGGCAAACGGTTTGCCCGTTTACGATTAAATCCCATTTATCATCTAATTCGTAAATGGAAGAACTAACACTAATTGCGTAAATCTCCATATCTGCAGGTAATGTATATTTCACTTCATCCGTTTTAAATGATGTGGAATCCATAATGAAACCAGGTATGAATGGTTCGGTTTTAGTCGGATGAAAAGGTGGATCTAATCGGCCGCCGGCTAAATAGGTTGTTTCAAACAAGAGCAATCACCCTTTTTCTTGTATTAAAAAATTCCCGTGCATCATTACGACACATCGGGAATTGGTAAATCAGATAGTATACCGTTACCTTTATTAAGAAGTCTCGGCTGCACACGTTCCAATTGTTTTTGTGCATTATATATTAATTGTATCTCCATCTCTTTTCCGGTTACTTTATGGGAGACAAGGACTTTTTCTAACATGCCATGTGCATTAAAAGCTAAATCGTAGTGTAAATATTTATCTCCATCGACTGCAGATAAACGAGCACCGTCACGAATAAGTGTATATCCTTCGGTCATACCTTCTTTAAATACGTCATTTGGGTCATTCCCAGGCATTGGCTTACCACCGGTATATATTTGTCTATCGATTAATCCTTTCATCAAATACATGATTGGATCATATAAGTTTTTTTGCATTATCATAGAATCACCCCTAGTTAACCCTCGTAACAGACCATGTTTTGGCTGGACGCTGGATATAATAGTGATTTGCATCTTGATTTACCCGAGGAAATGATAAATCTGGTAAAGAACCATAATCGAACAGGATATTATTTTGTGTATCCAGTACTTGCAATCGTCCAGTAAGAATCCCTTTTGGGTTTCGCACTGCTTCAAATACAATAATATTCACGCCGTATTCAAGTGGAATATCTACATACGTTGGATTGTTCCGGATGAAATAATTTTCTTCGATTAATTTATCATTACAGTAAATATTTAATAAATCGCCATCCTCTAAATCCCAATCCCAAAGTTTTAAACGTAATGTATCTACATTTACGGTAATACCGGTTATATCTGTATAGGGAGCAGGTTCATACCCATAGTTAACAGTTAAATCTAAAGTTTGATAGAATCCATCATCTGCAGAAATCATTGTATTAATCCCTTTAACAAAGTAATTCCACTGTTGGCCAGAATCTCTATTGTAAACAGAAATAACATCAAATAATTGAATCCTTGGATCACCAACTACTGCTACTGTTAATGTTCTGAACTTCTGAATTGCTTTTAAATGATAAGCTGCAGCAACTGCTCTTCTTGCAAAGAATGTTGTTGCCCAGGGCACTTCTATCATTTCCTCTCGTAAATCACCCTGCGATACATTTTTTAATAGAAACGAATTAAGAAATCCGTTTGCGTAATCTCCACATTTAACAACAATACTATTACTTATATCCTGGTCGGTTAGCTGCATATCTAAAGAGATAAGGTTTTCCCCTTCTCTAAAACTAAACTTTGCAGGTTCATTAATTGCGTAGTCTGGCATTTTCATAAATGTACAACTTCCGTCTGGTTCGTGTTTAATATAGTGGAATGTTGTATCTATAATATCGCGAACAATTTCATCCCATTTTTGAAACCTCTTACCGGTTGCTCCTTCTACAATCCAGCTCTGATTGGTTCCAGGAATATTTACTCTGTTACCGTGCAATGTAACTCCTGCTTTTTCAAAGAAGAACTTCACAACATCATAAACATTACCGGTAGGTGCAACAATTTCATCTGATCCAGGTGTTGGGATTACTGATTTATGTAAAACCTTCTTATAGGATGTAGTGCAGGTAACTGAAATCGTGCCGCTTTCGGCATTTACCTTCACATCAGATACAAAACCATGTATATAAGGTAATGCTTCCTCACCGTAGCCAATAGACACTTTAAATTCAGTCTGCGGATATAGCTGGTTTGTATTTGTTACCTCACTGTTATAAAACCATTCTGAAATAGAAGAGAACTTACCATACCAGTTATCAGGAGCCATTTGACCGTATTCATTCGCAAAGGTAATAGTAAATGTACTAGCAAACTGATCTGCGTTCTCCTGCACTTCTAAGCCTATTACACGGTGTTGTATTTGTACGTAAGAAGAAGAGTCTCTTCTTTTCATATAAACAATTAAATTAGGGGAGTTATTCCCAACCTGGAAATAGCTCCCCAACATTCTAATTAAAGAAATAGATCCTTCTCTCACATTCCATCAACTCCTATTCCTGCTTGTGACATAGATATTAATTTACATTTTGCTATGACTAACGTTCCTTTTCGTATTGCATCTACTTCATTCGGTGGAATTATACCCCCATAGGTACCGTAATCACCAGTAATAATATGAGGACGGTATATTTCCCTCATGAAATCACGCCAATAACTGATATCTTTAAATAGTACAGTGAATTCTACTTCACAACCTTTGCTACCTGCACTTTGAGAACGCGGGTATCCATGCATGACATTATGTAATTTTAAGCCATCTAGTGATTTTGGTAATTTTGTTTGTTCAATCTTTTCGATATTAGGTACATGCCCAAATGCATAGTAATGTACGTCGCGTATATATGCTATGTCAGAGGAACCATAACCGATTGTTGTAAATTCAATTGTTTGTGGCCCTGCACCTACAAAGATTTCTCTTGCTTCCCAGTCATAAGGTCCTCTTGCTCTAAATCTTTCAATACCATTTACCCGAACAATAAAGTACTTATCTGGTAACATGCCATCAGAACCAATAGGAACCTGGGACAAAAACGAAAAGTTATATGTCCCTGGCCATGAGAAATCAATGGTATATCGTATTGTGTCTTTTAACTCTGCAGCCTTTCCTAAGAGATGGTATGAACCACCTCTTCTATGCAATGTTTTTAATATACTCATACATTTCGCACCGCCATTCCCATTAGATCATCAGCAACTACGTTTTGTAGCAGCTTTCTCATTTTTACAAAGTCATCTGCAGATTGTAGTTTTTCAACAGAGACTTTAAATGTAGCATTTTGAATTGAAACGCCTTTATCTGTTTTCTTCTCGACGTGGGTTTGTCCAGCAAATGGATGTGCAGTTTTACCGATTAGATCAGCAGAACGTGCGCCCATTTGTCCAATTTGATTAGATACATCGGTTACTAGTTTCATTGGTTTAGGTGGAACGACAGCTTTATTTAATAGTTCAGAAGCTTTGTCTACTGCAGGAATCATTTTTTCCATCCCTACACCAAGACCTTCTGTAATATAGCCCCCGTATTCCATCATTAACCGGGATGGGCTTCGGATACCAAAGAACTTTAATACGGCTTTAGGTATCCCCGAAACAACTCCTTTAGCTTTTTTTATAAGCCAATCTGCCATACCGGACATACCTTCACCAATACCGGCAATAATATCTTTTCCCCAGCTAACTGCATCTTTTGCTACATTTTTTACTATAGAACCAACTTTACTGAATACATCTTTTACAGTATCTACAACCCCTGTAAATGCACCAGTGATTGCTTTCTTTATAGTTTTAAAGTTACTAACAATAAATTCTTTTATACCGCCCACAACATCAGTTATCGTGTTATATAATTTGTTGAAATTAGTAATTACAAACCCAACAAATTCACGAACTGCATTAATGATTGTAAACTTTATAAAATTCCAAGCCGATTGAATCACATTTTTAATTGTGTTCATAACGCTAGAAATTGTATCTTTAATAGATTCCCAAGAAGATTTCACAAAATCTTTTAAGAACTTTAATACTGTAGTAAAGGTTGATTTAATTGCGTCCCAGGCTTTCTTTACAATTTCCTTAATCGTATTAAAAACACTGGATATTGTATTTTTCATTTTTTCGAATTCGGTTTTTACGTACTGCTTTATTATTGCTAAAGCCATAGAGAAAATTCTTTTAATAGCATTCCATCCAGTAGAGAAAATTTTCTTCCAGGTGTTAACTGCCTTTTGGACACTATTCTTAATGAATTTCCATGTGCCATCTACAATTTTTTTCAATCCATCTAATGCAAATTTGAAGATGAATTTAATAGCATTCCAACCGAATTCGATTATATTTTTCAACAAGTTAAAATACCATTTAACTATTTTTACATAACCATCCCAAGCTTTAGAAAATATTTTACCTATGAATGACATTGCAGAACTGAATATTTTTTTCGTACCTTCCCAGAATCCAGAGAAGAACTTACCTAAACCATTCCATGCCTTTTTTGCACCTTTTACGGTTGCGTCCCAAGCTTTAGAACAGACATCACCAATCCATTTAACTGCTTTCTTGGTGTATTTTACGATGTCATCCCAGTTTTTATAAATTAGATATACTAATCCTATAATTGCTAGTATGGCAATCGTCCAGGGATTCATCAGTAAGGTCATCATGGATCTACCCAACAGCGCTAGAGCTTTCCCAATTCCACCAAACATACCGATAAGTTTAGGGCCGACTTTAAGAATACCTGTAAATAATAATGGTACTTTAGTAAGTATCGGTACTAGGAATCTTAATGAACCAACAAATGCACCAACCCCACTTGTCATAAATCCCATCATGGCGACTAATGGACCTAATACAGCGACCATACCTAAAATTGCTACAATACCAATTTGAATCGGCTTAGGCATAGAACTAAATGCCTTTGCAGCAAATTCTACCGCTTTAATAATTGGAGGGAGTGCCACTTCTGCAATATCTAAAATAGCTTGTCCTAATGGTTCTAAAGATGCCATTGTAGTACGCATTAACTTTTGCCAACGAACACCAAAAGCTTCTTGCTGCGTCTTCTGCATTTTCCCCATTGTGCCCTCGACATCGCCTAACGCACCATTTGCATTATTAAGACCTAAGACAGCTTGAGCACCCATGTCTTCCCATTTTGTCATTTTGTTATCGTAAAGGCTTTTTATCCCTTACTTCTTACACTTCATATTAGTGTAAGCTCGGCATACGTTTTCACTATTAAAGTGTCGCGGTCTCGTGGAGGGATTATATCTTTTCACCCTCTATGCTCTGCCCCTGACTACACTTTGTATAGCCTTCGGTTCAAATTAGGATTCGCACCCTCTTTGCTTCATACCGCGATTTTAATTCGGCACAACTTATCATCTACCGAATACTGCAACACCAAGTTGGTTTGCTTTTACTTTATCGTCCATCTTACCTAAATCACCTAAGACGGCATTAAACACATCTGCAGAAGTTCCTTTACCTTTATTGAAATTGTCCCAAACCTTTTGAGTTGCTGGACTCATTTCTGCAAAGGCATCAGATACGCCTTTAGAACCATCTTGCACACGAATACCGAACTCTTTTACGAGATCGTTAATGTAATCGAGATTATAACTGCCGTCACGAGTTCCGTTTGCCATAATGGTAAACATCTCGTTAGCAGAGAAGCCGGCTTGTTTGTACAATGGCGCATATTCGGCCACATTATCAAACATTTCATTTGAATAGTTCAAACCTTCTTGTCCACCAGCAGCAAATAAATCGAATGCTTCCTTTGAAGAAATACCAAACTGATTCATTAACTGCCCTGCACCACGAGTTACTTCATTGATATCAGAATCAAATGTTTTACCCAATGTCATAGCGCTTTTTGTAGCTTCTTCTAATTCTTCGTGAGGAACGTCTTTCATATTCTGATACACTTTTATAAGAGACTGATCCACTTCTTCAATACTTTGGCCAAATCCATCTTTCCAAGTTTCTTTTGCGATTTTACCAAGGTTTTCAGCACCTTTTTCAGTAAGACCTAAAGAAGATTGGATGTTTCTTTGAGAAGTATCGAAATCAGAAGCCACTTTTACAGCGGCAGCACCGATACCAGCTAAAGGTAAGGAAACGCCCGTTGTCATGTTTGTACCAACATCTTTCATTTTGTTACCTACATGACTAATTGATTCCCCTGCTTTTTGGAATTTATCATGCATTCCATTTGCAGTCTTTTGTACTCGATCTTCAAACTGTTGTAAATCTTTATAAGCGCCTTCTGCTTTAATACCAATCGTTCCGAACAGTTGGAACATTTCAGCTAACATTTACGCACCCCCTTCTGGGGCCGATAACCATTTTATTCTTCATCGTCGTCTTCCTGGAATTGAGCCATAATCTGCTCAACATGCGCTTCACACTCTTCTTTCGTCCATACTTCACCCATTTCATAAGATGACTCTTTATTGTCCTGGGTGTCAGTTAGTCCAAAAGCTTGAAGATAATCATTAAAAGTAGTACCTTCTTCTAGTTGACGAGTTTGAAAGCCAATGAACGCCATCTTCTTCCACTCATTTAGTTCTTCTTGCTGCTCTTCTCGTGCAATTAAAGAAAATAGGTCCATTAAACGCGAATACGGTATAGATAAGACATATTCATCTGTCCATCCATACCGCTTTTGGATCTTGTCGAAAGCACGTAACATGTTTTGTTCGGCTTCTTCTAAATATTCATCTGAATTTTCATTTACGCTTGAATCGGAGCTGCTGCTGGAATTACTGCTGATTGGCTCCATTTCTCGCTCTGAACTTTCACGAGTCCCTTGACCTGGTTGAAAAAAGTCATTAAGTCTTCACTTTCTAATAGGCCCTGTATAACAGCAACCATTGCTTCCGGAGGGAACTGTCTAAATTCTTCTGCTTTCACTTTTAATAAACTAGCAAAGAACTCTGTAAAATCATCTTCGCAAGCAGGGATCATCGTTAGAACACGGAAAGCAAATTCTAATCCTTTTTGTTGTTGCTTCTCTTTAAGTGCAGATAATTGCGCTTGTTTTTCTTCTTCTGGAAGAGATTCAGCAGCTTTAGTTAGTTCATCCATTTCTTGCTTATCCTTACCGAAACCAGCAAAGTTAGCCATTGCACTGCGTCCAACCTTTGAGATAATTTTTGCAAATCGCCAAACGTCCGTTACATTTAATCGGCGCATTGCTACTTTTTCGCCTAGGATTGTAATTTCTGTACCGGTATTCATCATTTTTTCTAAAATAGAAGCCATTTTGTTCTCTCCTTTTAGCATTTAGCTCGTTTTATGTAATAGAAAACCGACTACCATTTATGCGGTAGCCGGTGCTTTTTGTACTGTTGTTTTCTTTTTCTTTGGTAAATAAATTTCGTATGGTGGTGTAGTTGGTGCAGATTCACTGTAATGACCAATAAATTTACATTTCAAACCAACCGTTCCTTTACCGTCTTTAAGATCTACTTCAATAGAGGAAACTACCATCGCATTACGAATTACAAAAATAACTGGTAGCTCACTACCCGAAATCATACCAATGAGTGCAATATCATGATAATTTGAATCTGGAATATCATTTGAAGGTTTCATAATATCGTATTCTTCTTCAGTTGTACTATCTACCGTCATACCAGGTAAAGCTAACTGCAGGTTTTCTTTTGTGAACTCTACTAATGTAAGTTCTACATGTGGTTCATCTTTTAATAACCACTTACCACGCACCATTTTACCTAGCACACCATCAATATCTGCATCATAATACTCACGATCAAAACCCACTTTAGTTCCGCCTGTAGTCGCTCCTACAAGTTCACCTAATTCTTTTACACTTTTAAATCCTTTGTACATGACACCAGGACCGATAACAAAATTATCTGTAGTCCCTTCACGGACACCATTAATTAATTTCCAGCTCATTTGTCCTACCCCCTAATACAAGTCCGTTCGCATGGTTCGGACAAGAAATTTTGCATTTATATGAATGATAGATGGGTCTTCATCCGGTACCGGCAGTTTCCCTGCACGATGTATAGAAAGTATCCCATCATCTTTTAAACCCACTTCTCTATCTAGTAACTTCTCAATACGTGTAGCAATTAACTTTGCCTTATCATAATCCCCATTATCACAATACACATCGAAATTTAGAATCATACGATCTATAATTTCAACATCATCCGGATTATCTGCTTCAATTCTCATCACTACATAAGGCATTTCCATATCATCTTGTGCAGTTTGGAATGAAAGAGCAGGCCCTTTGTCCTCGCCTTCACCATACTCTGATAGATTATCTTTTATTATTTCATCGTTCTCTACAAGCATTCTAATAGCTGCAATTGCGTTAGACATGTATTACCCTCCCATCATTCTTTTAAGTTCTCTACGTTCTTTTTCAAACGTTTTTAATAGGAATGGACGGGCTTCCATATGACTTGTACCAGTTTCAAGCCATATTGCTTTTTTTAAATCGCTCCCTACTGCACCCAATACCTCTGATTGTGACCGTTTAACATTGTATTTAATCGAATTTAACAAGTCACCGGTACGAACAGCAGGAGCTTCACCTGGTTTAGAAGCAGTATATTTACGACTCGTATGAGGTATTTTGTATTGCTTACCGCTACGGCTACCTGTGAGATTCTTCTTAACTTGATTTTGTAAATGAATAGATGCTGCTGTGACTTTTTCAACACACATAGCATTAATATGCGTCTTTACTTGCTCCATATTGCTTGAGTACTCAATTTCTACTGAATTCGCCATATAGAATCATACCTTTTCGCAATAAATTTCAATGTGATGATTCATAAATGCAGGATTACGTGGTTCACCTTTTACTTCAAACATATAATCAACACCTAATTCTTCACTTTTAAAATGGATACGATCATTAGGCTTAATTTTGTAGGAAGCAGGTGCATATATCTTAAAGGTTGTATCGAAATTTTGTTTATCACGCTTAAACCTCTCATTATCAGCAGCAGAATTAGTAGTTACACGACAAGTCATATTCTCATAAACGTCTTCTTCTACTTCTGCATAATTACCGGAGGATTGTTTCTTTTTCATTTTTCGTTTTACTAATACCTCATGAATATATAAATCATCCATTCCACCATCATCGAAATACATTTCGTTCATGTGGCCATCACCGGCTTAACTCTTGCTCTAAACCCTTTTAAGCCATTGAGTATCTTATTGTTTGTATCTGGTTCATCTAGCGTTTCTGGGCTAATCTGGTACGAATAATCCCCAATGCTTTCCGATGTCTTCATACCTTTTCGTTGTAAGTTAGCACGAACTACTGCAGAAACAACCAAATCAATAATACATTTCTTCATAAGTACCTGCAGATCATCATAATCTTGTATTTTATATTCGAATTTATATAACTGATTTTCGGATAAACCATAAACAATACGCCCATTTACAGTAATAGAATCGGTCATATCTTGTTTAGAACTAACATGAGTTACTTTTGCTATAGATTCAGCAGGAAAAGAAAGCCAAGCTAGTTTACTTGTTTGAATGACTTCTTTCATTGGATTCTCCGGCTTAACTCTTAAATACTTTTTGGCAATAACTGCATAGTAATCTATTAGTTCTTGAATTACTGTATCAGGCATCCTCTGCACATTTACGCGGTCTTTAATGTCCTGCAAGGTAATATCCATTATGTTTCTTTCTCCTTCTTATCGACTTCTTTTACAAGTTCAAAATGTCCAGTACTTACAAGGTAATCGGCTTTTTCATTTGCAACTGTTTCTTCTTGGCCATTCTTAAACTTTTGTCCATAAGCGGTGTAAGTGCCACCGTATCGCAGCGTAACTACTTTCATAATTAACACCCCTTTCACGAATGTAAACTATTGCATGAAAGTTTACATTCGTATTGTTGGTTTTATTGTCCTTAACTCATTTTCTATTAAAAACAAGAAAATAATAAAAAAGTATACATTCAAAACCCTAATAACAAAGGGTTTATTCCCATAAAAAATACGCCTGGATATTAAGCTCCAAACGTATCCGGAATATTTGTTAGGATTGCTACTGCATCCATTTCTTGAATTACTGCATCATCATCAAAGTGAATTACATAGAATCGTTTATCTTCCATTACTGCAGATTTACCTTCTGTTGTTTTACGAATGCGAGTTTCATAGGTATTAACAGCAATAAAGTTACGTGGATCTGCAAGAATAATAATGTCATCTGATAAAGAAGGAACTGTAACAATCCCATAACCCATTGGTTTATTTACTTGATCGCCAGCTCCTAATAACGCAGCGTCTCCCGCTCCAGTTGGACGGTTTGTTAAATATTCAATCCATTTTTCTCTACGATTTGGTGACATAATCCAACGTAGATTACTATTTTTATATTTATTTGGCATTACACCAGATAAAGCAAAGATCGAACCTTTACCAAATCCATTAGCTTTTGCTTCTTCCCCTGTACCAGTTACTAGTTTAGCGTGGTCAATAATATGCGATTCTTTTGATTTTAGAATCTTCTTCAACCAGCCATCGTTAATTGATAAAAATGGATCAGATGATTCTACATCACCATTCCAGTGTAAGTCCTCTAAATCAATACCTGTTTGAGTTGACATAAGTGTCATTACAGTATCTTCAAAGCCTTCACCTTCAATATTTTCACGCAGCGTTTCTTCTGTAATTTCCCAAGGTAGACGAAGTGCTTTTGTATTGTATGGAATAGTTGATGTATTAACACCTGCACGGTAATCCTCATCTTTATTCTCTGTTTTCTTACGTAGAATGCGGCCGCCAATACCAACTTTATCAAGTACACCTTGTTTTGCTTTACGCATCTCTTTTCGATGTAATTGAGAGAATGGTGTTGCGTCAAATGCCATTCTAAAGAATTCTTTACTTTGCTCTGGATTTAATAAACCAGAAGAAACTGAACCTGTAGTAATTGTCTTTTCAATTTTAGATAAACGATTTAATAATTGTTGATTGTTCATATTGTTTATTCCTCCTTATATTACAAGTTTAAATTTGAGAATACTGATTTTT